ATGTCGTTGCCTCCCGTGACGGGCTGGGTTGTTGACGCCCTTAGGCTCACAGTTTTTACTGGGGAGCCTATGTCGCTAGAGTCGGCGGGGTATTTCGAGGCGCTAACAGGCACTCCACCCCAAGCCTTTGTGACAAGGCCACAGGCGGGTGAATACAGCGAGACGGGGCCTTTCCAGGAAGGCCAATTGGAACTGAAAGCTGTCCTGAACCGCTTGGACTGGCTGTACACGGCCACACCTGTACTTGGTCCCACCGCTCCGTCGCTCGGGCAGTTCGTCGAGCAACTGGAGAAATTCGTTGAGAAGTTCGGAAATTGGCTTGCGGCGAGTGACTTGAAGCCAATAAGGGTGGCGGTAGGGGCTGCAATCTTCTATCGCACCGAAGGTCGGACGGAGAACAATGCCCTGATAAAGGACTTGGCGCCGTTCATCACTTTCGATCCGAGCAGTGTCTCCGATGTCGCGTTCCAGTTCAACTTTCAGATTCCATCGCGAAATTCTGCGAACGTTGTGATCAATCGGCTGACCAGGCTGATGTCGATGCAAGTTCGAATGTTCAATTTCGCTGCCGGCAACACATTGGCTGACGTTGAGCATACGCTGTGTCGCGTCGAGCTGGATTTCAATACTGCAGAGGCAAGTGGAGCATCCGTGCAGCAGCTGGACGCGCTGCCATTATTGAGGGAAATCCAGGATCTGATGGTGCGACAAGTCGAACGAGGTGCAGAGTGACGCATCTTCGCGAATTCCATCCTGCTGCGAACCCATTCTTCGCCATTGAGCTATCGAGCGGCGGTTCGGCGAGACCGAGTCCCGAGTTTCAACATTCGCGATACGCCACTGACGAGGTAGATGAGTTCAATCGTCCTCCGCGCGTTCCTAGCAAGAGGAGCGTCTATGGCGAGAGGGTGTTGATGCACAAGCTAGGCAAAGCGACGGTGATGGCTGTCATCGATGCCGATTCGACATCAAGACTCGATGGGGTGGAGTGGTTTGGAGCGGTTAAGGCGAATTCTCTGCCGGATCGCATCAAATTTACGATCTACCAAGTTTCTCAGTTCGAGGCATCACACCAGGGAAAGATGGCTGCCCGGGTCATCTTACGATTTGTGGAGCAGAGTTTTGCTTCTCGGGACCTTATCGCCGTTAGCAAGTTCGTTGAGGGACTCGATGCAGCAAAGCTGAGCGGCTGGTCTATGGTCGCTGTGCTGCGTAGCACTTTCCGAGCCCGACATGTCATGCCGGGATGGCGTTCCTTTCTTGATACTGCTCGCGAAGTGTTAACTGCGCGCGAGGAGCCTGTAGAAAAAATTCTCTACGGATTGGACTGAGAACGGATGCCTCTGCAGCTTCAAGTTGTTACTCCAGATGGAGTAGAGGCGCCATCCGGAATCGCGTTGGCAATAGCCGGCCAACCGGTGACTGAAACGCCAGACCAAAGACACGTCTCCTTTTTGCTCCAGCGTACTGAAGCTTGGTGGCTAGTCCACCTTGCGTGGCAGAACTATTTTGCCTGTGATGCCATCACCGAACCACGAAGCAGAGCCGGAGAATATTGCTATGTAGAGTTTGATCTTTTCGACGAGTACAACGCGTTTGTATTTGTTGAATGGATTTTTGAGCTCCAAGCGAATAACCGCCATACGATTCCATACAGCATAGATTTAAGCGACCAGCCGAGGTTTGACGCGGCGAGAAATTTGCTTCCGTTTGGTGTCGGTGAGGGCTTCACTTGCGCTAGCTTTGTGAAAGTCGTTCTGGAGTTATATGGCGTCAAACTTGTGGATCTTCAGTACTGGCCGACTCGCGAATCGGATGCACCCTGGCAGAGGTATATTCTGCATCGGCTGGCCGGGCATGCTCCGCGCGAGAGCATTGAGGCGCAGGAGCAATTGATAGGGACAGTGGCCCGCCTACGTCCCGAAGAAGTTGTGGGAGCGGCATCATTCCTAAGCACAGTGCCAGTTGCGGAGCGCGCGCCTGTGCCTTTCGCGACGGCCGAAACTGCTGGGGGGCAGGTCCGTGGCGAAATGGTTCGTCTAAACAAGATTTAGCCCCGTTCACGCAAGCCTCGAATTTCTAAAGTGCCTTCCGCTTTACTACCTTGTTCCGATCATAAACGCGCGCTGTAATCGCGGGGTTCGAATGAAGATCGGGGAGCGTGCCACGCTCCGCCTTGTGGGTGGTGGCGTAGTAGGCCCGTAAGTCGTGGAAGGTGAAGCGCTCTTCTGCGGTGATCACTTTGTCCTCAATCGCGGCCCGGACAATCTTTCCCCACATCCCCTTGAAGCCCGACGCCGTGTAGGCATTGCCATGCCGATTCGGGAACAGGTAAAGGCAATCACGATCCTGGGCGGCATGCACGGCGTCAATGCGGATCAGGAGCTCCTCGAGCTTCGGCGTGATCTCGATCTCCTCCACGATCTGGCCTCGCTTCGCCCCACGCTGCTTCGCCCGGAAGGTCCGGATGATCTTTGCACTGCGGTCCACCTGAGGACGCGTGAGGTCGAGAAATTCGGCTTTCCGGTTGCCCGCCAATGCTGCGTACTCGGCTGCCATCCCAATGATCACCCGCTGCGGGGTTTGCTTCGCCAGCCACTCGTGGAACTTCCGAAGCACTTCATCCTTTGGGGCTCCGGAGCGCGGCTGCTCGGGATTGCGGCGCACCTGCCGGCAGGGGTTGGCTTCGGCCTCTCCCCGTTCGATCGCCAGGTTGATCAGGTTGGATAGTAGGGCAACCTCCCGATTCGCTCGGACAGGGGCTTCCTTGCGTTCGACCCGCAGGTACCGCGCCACGTCGGTCGCCCGGATCTCGTTCGCCCTGACCTCGCCAAATACGGCGAGCAGGGGCTTGCTGCACTGGGTGTAGTCGTCGTGCGAGCCCTTGGAAAGCCTGTTCCAGTCGTTCGAATCCTGGTATTGCTCCCATAGCCGGCTGATCGTGCCGATGTTGTCGCCCATGCCAAGCATGTCCAGCACTCGCTGGATCGCCTTGATCCGGTCGGTGCCGAGGTTGATCGGCTTACCATTGACGGGCCGGTACCGGTAGGTCACCAGACCGTCCTTGCGCGGCCGAGCTTCCATCCGATCCAGCAATCCCTTGCCAGCCTTGATCTTGCGGGGACGGTTCATGCCGCTACGCTCCAGCGCGGGCCGGTGCGAGGCTTGCCGTCCATGGATTTGCCGCGGTTGACCTGCTCCCAGGTGATCATTGGATGCCCGTCGATCTTTACGGGTGTCTCGATCCCGAGCTGCTTCCGGATCCATCGACGCTGGGCCGCGCCTTGCCGTAGGCCTCCTGTGAGTTCGATCAGTTGCTCGTTGGTGAGGATCATTGTGTTCTCCCAGTGCTGCCGGGTTTTCTCGATGCTACGTGCTGCCGCTTCGGTCATGCTGCGTATGGCTGCGGTCGAATTTTGGCCGAGATGTAGAGGGGGTGTTTCGGGCTGCCGTCCTTGTTCAGGCCCAGATGGTGCAGCAGCGTGCCATGTCCACACATCCTTATGATCCGCAGCAGATCGGACGCGCGCGCCGGCGCCGCCTTGTGCGCACCCCAGGCGCAGATCACCAGCGAGCAGCGGTCGATCGCGTCCATGACGGCGTCGTTTGCGGTGTCCTCGCGCCCGAGCGGCGCGGGATGTGTAAGCAGGCCGTCCGGGTCGGTCGAACGCAGAGGGAACAGATTTGCCACCTCCAGCCGGCCGTATTTGCCGGTCAGCGCGCGCTGCAGACACCGGGTGATCGTTGGATCATCGGCCTGGTGGTCAGCGGTCGACGGATTGAGCATGATGAAGCCCAGCGCCGCCCGGCTGGCATCCCATTCGCGCCAGAGGCGATAGCGGTACTGCTCGCAGTCCGAGAGGATGCAGCCCGCCTCGCCGTCGAGGGTAGTTTCGATCAGTCGTTTCATAGCGGTTCCTGGCGGTATTTGGTCATGCTACGATCATGAGGCATTAGAAGTGGAGGCTGCCATGGAAGATGAGCTTTTTGCGACGGACACACATGTGGCCCGGATAGTGGTGATGGAGACCGCTTCTGGACGCTTCAGAGGCTATGTGTATATCCGCCGTTTGGAAGAAGAGCCGGATGCAGAAGTCCCACACCAGACCGTGGAGGATTTCCCAACTAGGCATGAGGCGAAGGACGCTGCGACATACCTGGCCACTAGGACGCTGAGAGAACTCGAGTTTTAAGTCTATGGCTCGACCCTCCTGAACCCCACCACCCACACCCTCGGATTGGTGTCCCATGCGTCAGCGCCGTTGATGCTGTTCCACAGCGTCCGATAGGAGTCCACCGGGTTCATGCACATCTGGCAGCTCGGGTTGCTGTAGTCGGTCCATCCGTCCAGTTCCGGAGCGATGCCCTCGGCGATCGCGTCCGCCTCGCTGCAGTCGTTCAGGCGCTCGGCGCGCAGGGCGGTGATCTCGAGCTCGAGGCGGCACAGCGCGCGCGGCATGTGAATGCTCGGCTTCCACCTGATAGCCTCCGCCGGCGGGACGTTCTCGAATCCGGCCGGCACGCATTCCGGGTAGTCCGCGCGGTACACGGTAGGGCCCGGGTCGAGGGCCACCGGCTGCGCCCACGTCTCGCGCACCCACAGGCGGTCCTCGGCTTTTCCGTAGGGGCAATTACCAAAATACGGCGCACCGTCGCAGAATGCTCGCTCAGAGCTTGCGCTGTAGTTCGGAAGGCTGTGCCAAGTTCCATCGATTACCGGCTGCGGCTTCATAATCCGCCGCGTCTGCATCTTCCGACCGTCCAGGGTGGCGCGCACCATGGCGCCGCTGAAGAGGATGGGGCGTTCTTTGCTCATGTTAGGATCACAGAAAAATTCTATCGGGAGCAACCAATTGGCAATCCTCGTGCATCAGTGCGCAAGCTGCGGCGCACGGAACAACGCCATGAATGCAATTGCAAGTTTCAGGAATGTGCGTAACAGCAGAAAGTGGAGCGTGCTTCTTGCGTGTCAAGCCTGTGGTTTTGGTTCCGTTGCCCATATCACGGCGCTCAATTCCGATGATGACCCTGCGAAGTATGGTTCCGACATTGGATCGGCAGGTGGGAATCGATATTCGATTGATGGGTTTTTCCCTGAGGTTAGGGCTTCGATTGCTCCAGAGAGTGTTCCTGAGCCTGCTGCCGACGCTTATATCGAAGGTTGCGACAACCTTCGTGACGGTCGATATACCTCTGCAATTGCGATGTTTCGCAGGGCCATGGAAATGGGGTTGAAGCAATTCACTCCGGAGATTGAAGCTTGGAAGCTCGAAAAGCGAATTGACAAGCTCTCGGCCGCTGGAGCGATCACGCAAGAACTCAAATCTTGGGCGCACAAGATTCGACTCGAGGGGAACGATGCCATTCACGAGGTCCCTAAACCGAGCAAGGAGGAGGCAGAAGAGCTTCGCCTCTTTACCGAACTGCTTCTGATGTATCTCTTCACACTTCCAACACGTGTTAGGGCGAATCTGCCCGCGGCCCCGGCGGCGTCGTAACAGCTTCATGCTGCCTCCCTGGTTCGCTTTACCTCGCGCGACCAGCTCGCCATTTCCGGGACGTTAGCGACGACCAGCGCGGCCGCCATGGGCGGGCTGACGCTGTTGCCGCACATGCGCACCTGGGCGTGCTTCGGCTGCCGGCGGCCGTTGATCTCCAGCGCGATCACGTAGGAAGCCGGACAGCCCTGCGCGGCGTACAGCTCGTGCGGCTCCAACATGCGCATGCCGATGTCGGCGATCTGGTACTGCTCGCCGGCGACCGTCACCAGGCCGAGCCGATCCTTTGTCGGGATGGTGTGCATCGGGTCGCGGCAGTCCTGATCCTGGCCACCCTCGCTGTAGTACTTCACCAGGAAGGCGCGTACCTCGCCGATATGACTGGCGCCGGCCGTCACAGTAGGCACTGGCGCGCTGGGCACGAAGCCCGTGTATCCGTTCTTCAAGTTGATCATGTGCGAGGACACCAGCGCATGGTAGTCCGCGGTCGTCACCGTGTGCCACGCCAGCCCGACGGGCCGCCTCTTCACCAGGTCGAGCGGATCTACGTCCCACACACTCTCGCAGTGGTGCTCGGTCTGGGGATGGGTCATTGCGTGCATGGCCACGGCCTCGGGGTCGTGATTGATGGCGATGTCGACGTGCCGTCCGAGGGCGAGCTCGATTCCGCAGCTGGCTCCGCCCCCGCCGGCGAAGTTGTCGACGATAATCTCCGGGGCGATGTCAAGCAGGAGCTGGTCGCGGATCATGCTAGGATGCCTCGCAAAAAATGGGAGGATCGAACGTGCGCGCTTGGAAGACTGCGGCAATGGTGGGAGGCGGTGGACTCGCGGTTGTAGGAATGTCCTTGGCGGGTGCCACGTCGTTTTGGACGAAAAGCTATGAGCCAGGCGTCATGGCAAGTTGGGTACAAGCCATTGGTTCGATAGGTGCGATCGTCGGCGCGTTTTTCGTCGTTTCGTACCAAGGCCGTGAACAGACGCGCTTGCGCCAAAGGGAGGCGCTTCAAGAGTCTATTGATACTGGCGACGTTGTCGTGGCCATCTGCATCGATGCTGTACGAGCGATAAGAGACTCGGCTGAGAGCTTTCGTCGACACACTCCAGGCGACTCTTTTGTCTCCGAGACAGATCGACTCGACGAGGCGCAGCAATCGTTGCGAATTCTTCTTTCGAGGCGGGTTCCACCGGAGATGATGCATTCGCTGCTGAGAATTCAGCGCACCGTTACCTACGCACATCGCGCTCTGCGGCAGCGGTCGGGAACGACGAAGGCTATTAGCCAACGGACAATTGATAGCGCGGACGGACGCCATCGTATTGCGGCAAAGGAACTCAATCAGCTCGCGAGGATGCGGAATGCATTGAAGGCACGCATTTAGATTGATCTTGACGATGTACGAAAAGGCCTTCCCGAACTTTGCTCCACGGCCCAGGCGGAAGCTGTTGCATCGGCGCCGGATCATGTGGCCTCCTTCGCAGGTTGAAGGCACATAGCCATCACACGCTGGCACGTCTGCACGTCAAACCAGCCAATGTGGCATTCCTCCGAGATCGCAATGCCGAGCGCGCCGGCCAGCCAGACGTACGCCTCGTCGCGCGTCATGCTCCCGCTCTGCCAGAGCGGATAGAAGGCAGCCTTCGCGCGCTTGCATGCCTCACGCGTTGGCGCGTCCGCTAGGGTGCCGAGCGGGATGTTCGTAAAAGGGTGCAGCCCGACATAGGCGTGGCAATTCTTGCCCGCGCAGCGGTAGGCCCATGGCCAGTCGCCATACTCGCGACCGTAGATTTCCGCATTGCTCTCAACGTCGACCGGCGCGCTGCAATATGGGCAGTGGATGAGTGCCGGCAGTGGATTCTTTACGCGGGCGGTGGCGCGGCGCGAAGGATTCCAAGGGGTCTCCGCGGCACTGGTCATTGCCCGTCTCTTGACGTGACGCGCATCGTGATGCCCAAGTTCTCCTGCACCAACTGCGCAATGCCTTCCTCGATTTCCGGTGTGATTTGGAATTGCGATTCACCTTCCGGCACGACGATGCTGGCCTGCAGGATGGGCCGCTTGAATAGGCGCTCGGGCAGCTTCATGGCGATGCGGACCGGCACCTCGGTAGCCGCGCAATCTGGCTTTGACTTCGTGACGCGCACAGTAGGCTTCCCGGTGGGATAGCCGCTTGAGGTAAAGCGCTGGCTCACAATGGCGTAGAAGATGACGCTGACTGTTGTCATGCCGCCTCCGGGAGCCTGCTGACGGTCATGTACACGGTGTCGCGCAATTCAGGGGAGTGGCTCATGCTTCGGTCCTATGCGATGTCTGGTGGGTGGCTGCGGCGTTGTAGAGAATGCAAGGATTCGCACGCTGTTTTTCGGGACTCGGCGTTGTCCCGCCGCAGCCGCCCGTTGATCTGCTTGCCGGTCTCTGCCGGCTGTCACGCCTGGTTCTCACACGCGCGGCGTTCCGCTCTCGGGGTCATTCGCTTCCGGTGGCTTTCAGCTGTTCGAATGCGGCGCGCAACTCGTCCTGCTGCACCATGTCGGGTACGTACCGGATCAAGTCAGCGGCGAGGTTGAGGGCGTCCACGGTCGTCGCCTGCTGCAGGGCGTCCATGACCTGCGCGAAGGTCAGCGTGTCCTCTTGGCTGGCGGCTGGCGTCTGCTCTGTGGCCGGTGCCGGGGCGGGAGCGGCTGCAGCCTTGCCAGCCTGGAGCTTGTCCTGGTACGCCTTGCGGGCCCGGTCCTTGTCCTGCCCGTCTGGCATCTTGCTGGCCATTTGTCCGGCAGCCGTCAGCTCGGCGCTGTTCGTGGCGGCGCCTATCGCGCCCAGCACCTCATCAAGTCCGGGCGGGCCGGCGTGTACCTCAGTTGCCGGCACGTCCGTCGCCTGCGCTGCGCGGCTGTGGAGTTTGTCCTTCGCGCGGCTGGCGCGGCTGGCTGTCGCAGGCGGATCTTCCTTGCGCACGTCGTCGACTTTGCCCATGTCGCGCTCGACCGGCTGGCGCGGCTCGTCCAACTCATCAGGCGTATAGACGCCCAGCAGCACGTCGGGGCAGTGCAGGCGGGCCCAGCGCTTACTGGCCAGATATGCCAGCTGCTGCTTCGGGTCTTCTGCCCACAGCGTGCTATTGCGCGTGCGAGCCTGTGTCATGAGCAGCGTCAGGCTGCGCGGTTCGCTTTCGCCTTTGAGCGTGGCCGACACGGTAACGGACAGGCCGTCCTCGTCTTCGAGCTTCCAGGCCGGCACCTTGTACTTGATCGGATAGCCGTTGTCGTCCTTCTTGGTCTTGCTTTCACGCTCGGCGAACTTGCCGAGGATCTTTTCCCAAGGGCCATCCCACTGGTACTGCAGGCGCCCGGTGATGGGTGCGCGGGTGTTGATGACCGCGGCGACCAGCTGTGCCTCGTAGCCCAGCACACCGTTCACGTTGAAGCACTTCTGCGCGACGGCGTAGGGGTTCATGCCCCACTGAGCCGATTGCATGACCACGGCCAGGCAATCGCCGGGCTGGCCCTGGAAGTGGCGCGGCACGGCGATCTTGCTCGTGGCCATCATGTTCGCCAGCTTGTTCATGTTCTCGATCAGCGAGAAGTCAAACAGCAGACCGGAGCTGCTGAAGTCGGCTGGATTGGCAAGGGCCTGCTCGCCGGTGGATTGGATCGCGGTCATGCTGCTTCCTTATCGGTGGTGGTCTTCTTGGGCTTCTCAGCCTTCATGTGCCGGAAGTCCATGTAGGTGGATGGCTCGACGACGTAGCCCTTTCGCTCGGTTTCCTTGCGGCGGTAGAACGTGCCGTCAGGCAGGCGGCCGATGGCGGCTGTGCCCATCTTGTGGAGGATGTGATTGGTTGCCGCTTCGATCGCGCCTTCGTACAGCTTCACCTGCGCTGCGGCGTCCTGGCGAACCTTGTGCCAGTGCTCGATTTCGGAGATGTCGATCTCGTTGCCGTCAGTCCCGGCATACAGGCGCTTGAGCAGGCCGCCAGTGGTGGCATGCTCGAAGTCGGGATCGGGGGCCAGGCCGGACTGCACGCGTTGCCAGAACGCGTGCTCCTGCTCGATGACCATTTCTTCCAGCTCAGCATCGCGGGTGATGATGAAAACCTTCAGCTTGTTACCGCCGACACACGCCGCCAGGTGCCACTCGGCGTAGTCCAGCACGGCCATGTAGTGCACGCACTGGAACAAGTATTCATCGGGCACCTGGTCGGTACCGGGCTCGCCCCACTCGCCGAAGCGGTAGGCCATCGAATCGACGTTCTTGCATTCGAGGCCAGTGCGACGGCCCTCTACCAGGCGGTCGACGTTAGCGCGCATCCAGGGGTACTTCGGGTGCGCGATGATCGCGTTGCGCCGGCGCACCTTCACCGCGTTGCGGCGTGCGTACTCGCGGGCGATGATCTCCTCCATCAGGTTGCCGAACTGGATGTGTTCCTTCTCGTCCAGGTTCTCCGGCGGCAGCTCCCCGCGCTTCTCCAGATAGAGCTGGTATGAGGTCTTGAAGCGGGACAGGCCGAGGGCAGCGGCCGCGTCCGAGCCGCCAATGCCTTCCTGTCGCTGCTGCAACCACTCTTCGCGTGCGTTCATGTCAGCCCTTAATCAGTGGATACGAGCGAGTTCAGGTTCGCCGCTGAGCAGCCAGCGGCCTGTAAGGCGGAAGCCTGCGGCACGCTGCAGGCGCACCCAGGTCTCCCAGCTGAGATCGGTTGTCATGTCGATTTCCGGTAGTTGGCGGGGTGGGTGGGGCGCTGCTCGTCTATCGCGAGCGAGTAGGCAAGGTAGAAGGCAGCCCAGATGGCGGCTGCCCAAACACATCGGTTGAACCAGCGGACGTAGCGGTCGATGCGGGCGTCGTCGCGTGGGGTCATAGCTCGCCCCCATCCGCTTTGGCGATGGCGCTGCGGATGATCGCGAGCTTGATACCAATCCCGATTTGGCAATCGTCGTTCTCAAAGCCGGCGACAAATTCTTCTGCCAGCTTCAAGGCGTCACGAAGCTCTGGCGCTGCAGCAATCAGGCGCATGTTGGCTTCGGACTCTCTCAGCGCTGTATCAAGGTCAGACGACAGGTATCTCCAGCCCAAGGTTTCCGCCTCCAAGATGGTGTGCACGGATGAACCTTCCGGATACGGAACTTCGGGCCGCAGGACGTAGCCCGCCCAGATCCATGGTCCCGGCGTGTGGCCCGCGTTCATACAGCATCTCGCTCAGTTACTGCCTCGAGGGCATCCGACCGGGCGTCGTGCGCGGCTTCGTTTGCCTCATCAGCAACGCGCTGTGCGTTGTGGGAGATCAGCTCGTCGAAGATCTGATGCGCCCGCACTCCCATCAGCTCATGGGAGCGACGGAGGTGTTCAGAAGGGGATTCGGCTGGGAGGTAGCGGGCGTTGCCCGCTTTGAGGATGTCGCCGAGATACTGCTGGGCCTGGTCGCCCGGGCAGTACGCCTCGACCGCGCCGGCGCGAAGGTCGGCGGCGATCAGGTCAGCTGCTTCGTGGTGGTCCATATCGCATCCATCGGTGGTGGGTCGATGGATGAACGATAACAAACGTGTTTGTAGCTTGCAAGAAGAAACTACAAATATTGTTGTAGATGGATGTCAGCCCTGCCTTCGCCGCTCGTTCAGGATGTCGTTTATCACGCGGAGTAAGCCGCTGACCGCTCCACGCCCTATGACAAGGTCATCTCGCAAATTGCCGAGTAGACCGTGGTGGCACGCGCCATCCTTGTATAGCCCGAAGAAGATGCCGTCGGGGCAGTCGCCGTCCTGGGCCATCTGGAGAAGTCCCATTGCGAACGAGGCGATCTCGTCCTGGCGCTGTTTGGTTGCCTGCTCTTGCCGCTTGCGCTCGTAGTCAATAAGGCGCAATGGCGGCGGCGCCGTATCCTCAAGCTCCGTTGGTTGTGAGCTTGCAACGTTTGCTGTCTCCGCTTCCATCAGACCTCTGACGAATGGCTGTGAATACTCGTCGAGTGTAGCGGTCCGGAAATCAAAGAGACATGGGCTGGGCACTGGCAAGGTTGCTCGCCGACCACTTCCCGAAAAATCAGGAAATTTCCTAGCAACAGGTGATGACAGAGCAAGAAGCGTGAAGAAACCTCAGATAAGCATGCGGCGAAAGCGCGCCCTTGTCCGCGCTGGATCCCCAAGGCCTTCAAGAACCACTCTAGCAATCGCCAATTGATGTCGATCAAGCTTTGCCAAGGCTCGAATGCATGAGGCTAGGGCGCTATTGGCAAGGGCAATATCAAGCGAATGCGGGGCAAGTCCAAGTTCTCCCTTAAGCTGCCGAGCGGATGAATCGGAAATGAGCTGAGGGTCATCGCAGAGGGCGATGAGCGCGCAAATCAAATTGGTTCGCCTGCTACCGCCTGGGTCGATGACGACCATCTCCGATTACGCCGCGCCAGGAGTCTTGCGTTGCCGCCGCTTCGTCGCACGGAGAGATTGTTGAGTCTCGCCGTTGGGGATGAGGAGCTTCTCAAAGTCGGCGCGTACCTTTTCTGGTTGACTTAGTGCAATCAGGACACCGATCGCCTGCTTGAGCTGCGCTTCGTTCATGGTACGAAGCAATCGCACCGCCTCTTCGAGCAAGGGCGATTCGGCTTCCGAAGTTGTCATGCGAGAGGGCGTCGTGCCCGTGGCATCTCCGCCCGAGCTTGGCGTTGGACCGGTTCCATACGAGAGCCACCCAACGTCTACATCCAATGCCTCCGCGATGGCCGCGCTGTACTTACTAGATTGAGCGTTCTTATTCGGGTCGAGCAGGTGCTGGATGTTCTGTGGTTTGCAGCCGTGCCCGACCATGCGTGCGAGCGCACTCTGATCCGAGGCAGGATCCAATCCGCGGCTTGTCATGGCCCAAGCTAGCCGTTCGCCATAAGTCTTCATACAAAAGATTTTGTAGGATTGCGTTGCAAAACGGCTTGTAAGGTGCTACAAATATGCTTGTAGAAAACATCAGGCCTCCTATGACCATCTCCGCCACTCCAGTGAGCCCGATCGATGTGGCCATTGCATTTGCCGGTGGCTCTCAAGCAAAGCTTGGCGAGATCTTGGGCGAGTCGCAGCAGACCATCTCGAACTGGGTTCGACACGGAATCCCGAAGAACAAGCGCATAGCGGTGGCTACAAAGCTTGAGCGGCTCACTGCCGGAAGCATCTGTCGAAAGACTATCTGCCCGGATGACTGGCATCTGATTTGGCCCGAGCTTGCCGCGGCAGCCGGTGGTCTGTCGGCGAAGGAGGCGGCGTGATGCGGGCCCTCTATGCGCGGTTGGTGCTGTGGCTCATCCGGCCGGCGGTTGAATTGCACGAACGTCAGCGTAGCAAGGGAACTGACAGCCAATGGACTGCGCTGGATCGCTCGTCGCCGCAGCATGAACTGGCCTGGCCCCGCGGCGACGCTTGCCACGCCATCGATCCTGACCGCGGGTCAGCCCTTCACCCCTGGCAATAGAGCCATGGCGATACAACACCGAACACCTCAGTTACTGCGGCGGGGACGATATCCATCCCGTGCCAGGGATGTGTTCGTACAGCCGTTCGGTCAAGCGCAGCGGGGAGGCGGTCAGAATTTCCGGCGGATACCGAGGGTCCCATCCGCCCCAATAGGACTTGGCATACGCGCGCACCTGCTCAAAGGTCTTGCCGTCCAGTTCGTGAAAAAACGGGAAGAACCCCATATGCAGTGGCGCAGTCGGGTCGGCCAGTTCGCACTTCCAAAGGGCCATTGCTTTGGTCCCAAAGGCTCCCGGATTGTTGGTGGACATTGCGGCTTCCAACGAGGGAAATGCAAAGGCACCAGTGAGTCGACTCGGGAGGGTTGGATGGTTGTTGAGTCGCTCGATTTCGATTGCCTGCTCGAGGACAAGCATCCACGGGTCACCACCGTACATACGCGTGGCCCGGTAGACGTCATAGCCACGCCCCCAACGGCCGGGTTCGATCACGCCCGCACCAAGCTCCGGCTGCTTGGAGACGAAGAAAAGTTCTTTCATGCGCGCCCCTTTGGGCTGGTTGGTGAAGTGATGAGCCTCGATTGTCCCATGTGCTGGGGCGCGCACCATCTTGTTGTCTTGTGTGTCCATGCCGAGAGCGTAGCCGCGCCCCGGTGCATTGGCATTCCTTCAATTCTGAATAGGTCTGAATGACGATGAACGAGCCGATAGCCGTGATGCGCCGGCCCAGTATCGAGGCCGCGATCCGATCCGCGATAGCGGACCCAAGAAGGAAACGCCAGCTGCTGGAGGCGACGGGTTGGGATGACTCGATGCTGTCAAAGCTGGTGCAGGAGAAGCCAGCCGGCATCACGCTCGACAAGCTGGACGCGGTGCTGGCCGCGCTTGACCACGTCATTGTGACGCGTCGCTACCTGGACGCGATGTGCACGATGGGCAAGGTCGGCATGTTCTGCGAATGCGCTCGCGCCGGTGGCGGTGAGTGTGGATCTACTCGATAGCTGGCTTACGCGCCCCCGTAACCCTTTTTGAAACGGAGGAAACCCGCGAATGGCAAAGAACTCAGTAGACGCCTACGGAGCAGCTGGCAAGACAAACTTGCTGTTCTTCGACCCGGACGGTCTGGTGCTGGTGACCGACCAAAATTCGCCGCTGTATGACGAGCGCGTCCACCTGCCAGAGGATGAGGACATGGCGCGCAATATCGATTATCAGGGCGTGCTTGAGCCCATCGCGGTCTCGAAGAATCCCGAAACCGGCGATACGGAAGTGGTCATCGGACGGCAGCGAGTCAAGAACGCGCGCCTGGCTAACAAATGGCGTCGGGAACGCGGGGCGGCCCCGATCCAAGTGCCCGGATATGTGCACAAGGGGAATCGCCGCGATGCGCTTGACGTGATCGTGAGCGAGAACGAGGTGCGGCAGGCCGATTCCCCGCTGGGACGCGCCGAGAAAATGCGCCGGTTGATGGCCATCGGTCGAAGTGAGCAGCAAGTGGCGGTGATTTTCGGCTGCAAGGTGGCGACCGTTCGCAACACGCTGGCCCTGCTGGAGTGCACTGCCGCGGTTCAGAAAGCGGTGGAGTCAGGTGCCATCAACATGACCCACGCCACGCTGCTCGCCAAGCTGGAGCCGGCAGAGCAGCGCACCAAGGTCACAGAGCTGGTCGCTGCAGGCGAGGGCGCGAAGCCGCACGAGCGTGCCCGAAAGCAACGGGCGGTGCTTGGCGCTGCCCAGCAGCGCATGAAGACCCGGAAACAGATTTTGCAGGAACTGGATTCCGTCACAGGGGAGAGGGCCGAGGCTTTGCGCTGGGTGCTGGGGATGGAGTCGGATGCCATGTCGACGTTGGAGGAGGCAGCATGAAGTCCACAACCCAAAAAACTCCACGTAGAAGTGGCTGCGCGGATTTAGCGGCCGACGATATGGACTTGTCTCGTCGTGTGCTGGAGCACCTGCGTGGCAATCCCCTGCAGCGCTTCAGTGAGCCGATGCTGGCGCGCAGATTCGGTGTATCGGCGCGCACGCTCTACAACGCAATGCGGCCGGCGCTGGAGAGCGCCGAGGCTGCTTCGGACTTTGTCGAGACCTCGATCCGCGTGTACTACTTTCCGCGCACGCCGCACCCACTACCCGAGCGAATCGTGGGGCGGGGCGAACTCAAGGGGTATGAGACTGAGATTCGCCGGCTGTGTGAAATGCGCATGGCACCGCGGGGCGCCGGATGGAGGCTGTGATGCGGTGCAAGCCTGGCGATCTCGCTTTCATTGCTTGGGACCCATTTCCCGAGAACATCGGCCGCGTCGTCCGCGTTGTGGCGCCTACCAGATGCGCGACCTGGTCGGTGCGATCCGAATGCGGCCCGCTTCGTGCGCTAGCGCTTCCGTCCCTGACTTGCACCAGTAGCGAGGGCGATTGCCTGGATGCGGACTTGCGGCTGATCGGCGGCGTGCCGGTCCACGAGGAGCTGCCCGAGGAGTTGCCGGCATGAAGAGACGTCCTCCGCGTTCAAGCGCAGCTATCTTCTGGCTACGGTCTCGGCGATCGTGGCACGAACCATCTCCGCCCCCTCCAGCGCCCAATCTCCACGCGGGCCATCTTCTGCCAGAAGCACCGAGGCTAGAAATTCGGTGTTCGTGTCGAACCGCTCTAGCGCTTCTCGTTGCTGCTTTGCTGGGATTGATTGCAGGAGCGACGTTACAAGTCCGAGGAGTGCCGCAATCTGGCCGTTTTGCTGGGCCAAAATCCTGTGCATCGTCGCAAGAGATGGTTCATCAGCCATGGTGGCCTCCTATCGTGGGCATTGGTGATCTGGACAATCCTGATTTTCCCATGGCAGGAGGCTGCCACCTCTTCGCACAGCGAGCGGGGCGCACGCACCAGCCTGGATTGATGCTGGACAACGCAGCATGAAGAAAACAGACGGCTGGATGCCGCTCTACGTCGCCGACTACTTGGCCGACACAACGCGGCTCACCACGGAGCAGCACGGCGCATACCTGCTGCTCATCATGGACTACTGGCGGAACGGCCCGCCCGAGGCCGACGACGAGACCCTGGCCCAGATCACCAAGCTGCCCGCCACGCAGTGGCGCAAGCACGCGCAGAAGCTTCGGGCACTGTTCAGCGAGCACGATGGAAAGCTCTGGCACAAGCGCATTGAGGAGGAACGGAAGAAGGCTGGCGTAATCAGTAGCAGCCGCAGCGAGGCAGGGAAGCAGGGCGCTGCCAAACGATGGGGCAAGACGAAGGCAAAAGATATAGCAAATGCCATGGCAAATGCTATGGCAAATGGCATGGCAGACCCATCGCAAGAGGCATGGCAAAACGATGCACCATCACCATCACCTACACCTAAAACCATAGGCAGCGGCATAACCACTGCCGGTGGTTGCGCGTGCGCTTCGGAATCGCCGCTTGCGGCCGCCTTTGTCGATGCCTTGCAGTTGCATGGCATTCCTGGCCATGCCGCAGACGCGCGGCTGCAGCGGTGGGCGGAGGAGGGCGCTACGCTGGCTCAGCTCGAGCAGGCCATCGGCGTTGGACGCGAGCGCCGGCAGCGGGAACGCTCGGTCCAGCCCCTCAACGTCGGGTTCATCGACGTGCTGCTGGCCGACATCCTGGTTGCGCGCGGTGCGCCGTCGACCGTCAGGACAGGAACACCGCTCGAGTGGCACACCTGTGCCTCGGGCATCACTGCCCACGGCGCCACGCTCGGCTTGTTCCAGGGGGCGGACGAGCCGTTCCCGTACTTCAAAGCCCGCGTGTTCGAGGCCGCTGGCGACGGTCCATGGGCATGGAAAGCCCGCGGCGCGGTCACGATCACCGGCGAAACGGCAGCCGCCGACGTGCTCAGGAGGCATTGACCATGACCGCCGCGTCCAGCAACACCGCATGGGCCGAGCGCCTGGTGGCCGAGTACCAGGCGGGCCGCAGCGCCTGGAGGCACACGTTCGCCGTGTACCGGATGGCCTATCGCGCCTTGGGCAAGGTGATGCCCGATCCGCCGGAGCCGCCACCAAGGCCTCACCGGGTGGCCGAACCTGTCGCGGCGGCAGTGGCATCGACCGTCCCGGTACCGCGTCCGGCGCCAGGGGTACGGCAGTGGTGGCAAGAGCACGATGCCTGACCATTTTTCCCGATGGGTTGGCACAGCGCCGGCCTAGAGCCAGCAAGGCTTGCAGACCGATTTCGAGGCATTTCTCCCGACTATAAAAAACGACCATGACCGACAAGCAGAAGGAATCCAAATACCAGCACCTGGACGCGATGATCCTGGCCCGCATCGCCGGTGGTGCAAGCCAGTTCAGCGCCATCTTTTCCGGCGATGTCCAGGCGGAATGCCGGCGCATCGCTGACGACGAAGGCACGCGCCTCTCGCCCTATGGCATCGACCCGTTCCGCATTTGTGACCGACGGCTGCAGGCGATGAGGCGCGCCGGCAAGATCCGCTTCAACGGCAGCGGCAAGAGTATGGGTTGGGAGCGCCTGCATGGCTGAGCCGCAGCCGCTGGTCCCACCCGCCCGAGTCTGCTTTCGTATCCCTGGCCAGCCGGTGGCCAAGGGGCGGCCGATCGCTGGGCGAGGCGTCCACGGCCGGCCTACGCTGCGCACGCCTGAGAAGACAGTGCAGTACGAGGGTCTTGTCGCATTGGCTGCGCAGCAAGCGATGTCCGGTCGAGCGCCCGCTGTATGTCGAGGTGGACATCGTGATGGCCATACCGGCGAGCTGGTCGCGCAAGCGCCAGACTATGGCTGCGGCGGGGCAGATCGCTGCGACAAAGAAGCCGGACACGTCGAACATTCTCAAGGCGATTGAGGATGGGATGAACGGGATTGTGTATGTCGACGATTCGCAGATTGTCGACGGACGCCAGAAGAAGCGCTACGGCGAGTCGCCTGGCGTCTATGTGGAAGTAATGGAGCTGCCGCTGGAGGCGGCGTGAGGAACGAATTTGACGGGGGAAACCATGACTGAAGAACGCCTCTTCGATAGCTCGCACGCCGCCCTGGTGTTCGCGTTCAATTTCTCTGGCCAGCAATACCTTGCCTCGGCCATGAACAAGGCCATGACGCCGGCGCTGGGCCGTGGGAAAGGACTGATCGGCCTCGACGGCGCTGCGCAGGCCGGCATGATCCGCGCCGAGCTCGGCATGCTGCCCGAGCTGCACCAGGCTGTGCTGACCGCGCGCACCGCGCCGCGGGACATCCCGTGCGAGTGCCGCTCATCATGCTGCAAAGGGCGCCGGCCCAACTCCGAGTGGGCGGGGGCGGTTGCCTGGCTCACCGACCGCGCCATGCAGCAGCTGTCAGGCTCGTTCTCGCACTATCGTGTCCGCCGATCGATCCTGGAGAAGATCTTCGGGGCGCGCGTCAACCTAGCCGAGATCGCCGAAGGCTGCGGCGTGCACCGCAACACCGTCAGCGACCAAAACGCGAAACTGAAGCTGTGGATCGAAGGCGAGCGGGCGAAGAAAGGGCTGAACGCCGCGCCCGGGGTGGAACAGGTCGCCTGGACGGCCATCGACATCCGCCTCAAGGCATCCGGAATGGTGAAAAGTGAGGTTGCTGCTTGACATTGTGCAAGATATGCACAAAAATCGCGTCAATTCGATACGCCTCAGAATTACGTCCAGAGCCCGCACAAGCGGGCTTTTTGCTTGATGGGCAGGTTGACGGCGCCTGCATGCCACACAGATTTCCGCTAGGCTTCTACCCTCCCTGGATCTACGTCGATAGCCATGTCAGTTTCACTGACCTACAGCACCGTGAAAGGTAGTGTATCTCCTGAAGGACGTGCATCATTTCCCCATTCGAAGTTTTCTGAACGATTTCAGCCATGGTCTCCGGATTGGGACAAGCCCGTCGATTTCTCTAGCGAGCGCATCACCTACCACAGCCTTCCGCTCGCGAAGGAAGTCTACGCAAGCGGTACGCCAGATGGGTACAGCAACGGTGAAACGGTCCTGCTGTTCGAAGGGAAGGATCGCTTCTTGCTGGTCCGCTCCGACTTCTTCACTCGGTTGCTTTTTACCGAACCAGAGTTCATGAAGCGTCCGGTAACAGTTGGGACGCAGGGTCCGATCACGGTTGAGGATGCGTTTCGCACCCATCGCTTACCGGACGACGCGTTCTGGTCCATGGCGGGCTTGCCCGGGATTCCCTTGGCCATCGGTGTGAATGCGTCATTGCGCTCTTCCGATGGAACCATGGAGCTACTTGCACACAAAAACTCTCAAGCGCAGGGGGACATGGCGGATACCGTGGGTCCTCCTGTTTCCGCTGGCGCGCTGCCGAAGTTTGAAGCCCTCGACCCGAACGGCCTTACTCTCGGCAAACTGGTTGACGAGTGCATGCGCACGGCTACGGAAAGAGAACTGAGCGGCCTGCCGATTCCTGAACTGTCGCGCCACGCCGCATGGCTGGATAGTGGACGAGGCTTCAAGCCAGAGGTGAACTTCCGCGCCACCATAGCCGCAGAGTCCATTTTGGATTACCAGGATGCCGTTTGTATGTCTCATGCTGGCTGCGTGACGGCTCAGGGGCACCTCGATTCGAATGGCCACCTTAGTGTGGAATCGAAGAAGTCTCTGGACAGCTGGGGACTCAATTTTCAAGCCTGGTTCCTCTGGTAGTCGGTTCGCATCGCGTTCCCCCTGCCGTCGTTGGCTGCGGCCAGATTACACCACTTGTCTCCTCCGCCATTCCCAGCTGTTTGCCCGGCTGGCGGCCGGGCCATCTTCTTCCCCGTGTGGCATCATCGATTGTTTCGATGACGAACCACCTCGTAGATCGTTTGCTGCCGTTCGTTCTTGCCGACCCGGCGTAGCCAGGCGTTGCTATGAGTTGTGCCTGGTCCGCGCTCGATGAGCTTGCGAAACTCGATACCGATCTGTTGCCTCGCCGGCAAAGGGATTCCATTCCAGTCTCCGGCGTTGAGCTTCGCGTAGAGGTCCGCTAAGCAGCAAATTGTGCCACTTGGAAAGGTTGGGGCAATTTGCGCGAGCTTTGATGCGGTTTCGTGGATATCGTCGGTGGGGATTGAGGCTGTCATGTTCGCTCCTGGTTGTGGCCTCCTTTCATACCCATGGCGAGCCAAATTGACCAAGGAAATTGGGCTTCTTTTGTTCGTAAGCACACATTTTTACCGCGTACGACAAATGCCGACCAGCTCGCCTCTGAAGCCCGCCGAGTGCGGGCTTTTTTGCTTTGCAACTTCTGTCGACGCAATGTTCGGCACCGCACGGACGGATCAGCTTCTCACCTGCCGGTTGTCTATATTGGGAGATCCAAAAACACCGAAGGAGGGGAACATGTCACAAGAAGATCAGAAGCTGGGGCCAAGCGGTGGCGGGGGAAACATTGTCTGGCCTTGGACCTCCATTTTTGGGGGCGACGACAATCCGAGCCCATTTCCCCAGTCGTTTCGTGGGGCGCCGCTGCTAGTCCGCGAGTTGGTAGGTCGACTAGTACGAATTGTCCAAGAAGGCGATGTCGTAACCGCAGATCGAGTAGCCGGTCGAGTTACGGTCTACGTCAAGAAGAACAATCGCATTGCCGAAATCACTATTGAATCAGGCTCTGAGGTGACAAGTCAGCTGACGCACGATCTCGATCTCTTGCAGGCAGGAGGCGGTGGTGATAATAAAGGTGGCACCACCCCTTGGCCATTCGCTGGGTCTGGCGGCGGTACTGACAACCCAAGCCCTTGGCTGCAATCATTCAGCCAGACGCCAGCACTAATCCGAGAGTTGATGGGTCGGCCATTGCGCATAATCGAATACCCAGACCATGCTACCGCAGACAAGGTTCCCGGCCGTGTGACAATCTTCAGGGATCAGGAATCGCGAATCGCTGACATTTGGGTTGAGGCTGACTTGCCGACGGTCTAGCTTCATCAAAGCCCGTGAGATGCTCGCGGGCACATGTCTTTTGCGGACCTAGTTCAGCAGGTAGAACAGCTGACTTCCACGCAGCAAGTCGCCGGTTCGATTCCGGCGGTCCGCTCCATCTCGTTTGAGGTACCGGCCATGAGGAAACCGCAGGTGTGCTTCCGGCCGGTCTCTAGTCTTGTGCCATACGCTCGAAATGCGCGTCAGCATGCCCCTACGCAAATCCAACAGATCGCGGCCAGCATCCTGGAGTTCGGTTGGACGCTGCCGGTCCTAGCAGACGTCGAGGGCGTCGTTGCTGGCCATGCCCGGGCCTTGGCGGCTGAGTCGATATACGAGGCTGGCGAACGCATCCGGCTGCCGAATGGGGACCTGATTCCGGATGGGACGGTACCGACCCTCGATTGCACCGGTTGGACCGCGGCACAGCGGCGTGCATATATCCTGGCCGACAACCGGCTTGCCGAGGTGGCGACGTGGGATTACGCGCTGCTTTCCGAAGAGCTGTCGGCACTGCTGGATGTCGGCTTCGATGTGGACCTGCTGGGTTTCGACGCCGACGCCTTTGGCAGCATGCAGCCAGACGATGTGGTCGCCGGCTTGACGGATCCCGATGAAGCGCCGGCGGCGCCTGAAAATCCAGTGTGCCGGCCGGGCGACGTATGGTTCATGGCCGACCACCGGCTGCTGTGCGGGGATTGCCTGTGCCATGCGCACATGGCTCTGTTGATGGATGGTGACCGGGCAGATTTGATCCTGACCAATCCGCCGTACAACGTGGCCTACGAGGGGAAGACAGCCGACCGACTGCATATCCGAAACGATGCGATGCGGGGCGACGCGTTTAAGCAGTTCCTGCTGGCAGCCTATCGAGGCATGGCCACAGCGGCGAAGCCCGGCGCTGGTGTCTACGTCTTCCACTCGGACACCGAGGGGTTGGCATTTCGCGATACGTTCACCGCCTCTGGCCTCAAGTTGGCGCAATGCTGCATATGGGTGAAGCAGGCGTTTGTCCTCGGCCGTCATGACTACCACTGGCAGCACGAGCCTGTGCTCTACGGGTGGAAAGCCGGCGCAGCACATCAGTGGCACGGCGATCGAAGCCAGTCGACCGTTTGGCAGTTCGACCGCCCAAGCCGAAATGCTGAGCACCCAACGATGAAGCCGGTGGCGCTCCTCGAGTACCTCGTTGCGAACAGCAGCAAGTCGGGGGACGTTGTCCTGGACCCTTTTGCTGGCTCTGGCTCGACGATTATTGCTTGCGAGCAGACCGGTCGGCGCGCTCGCGCCATGGAGATCGATCCGCGCTATTGCGACGTCATCATCCGCCGCTGGATAGCTTTCACAGGAAAAGATGCTCGGCTTGCCGACGGCCGGTCCTTTGCCGAAACAGTGGAGGCGCGGGGCACCTGCCAGGCTGAACCGATGCAGGATCGGACAACGGCGAAGCAGCCATCCCTGGTCGGCAGGCTAAAGCAATGGCTCGGACGACGGACGCGCCTCAAGTAGCGATCAGATATGGCAGGCAGGAAACCCTTCGAGCCCACTGAAAAGCAGCGCATCACCGTGGCGGCGATGGCTGCGTGTGGCATGCCGCAGGATATGATCTGCTCCAAGATCAAGAACCCGCAGACCGGCAGGCCAGTGGACAGCAAGACCCTGCGCGCGGCGTTCCGCAGCGAGCTGAAGGAAGCCAAGTCCCTTGCGAACGCCATGGTCGCGCAGAATTTGTTTCAACATGCGATGGGCAAGGGTAGGGAAGCCGTGACGGCTGGCATCTTCTGGATGAAGTGCCAGGCCGGCTGGAAGGAAGCGCAGAAGGTTGAGCTGACGGGAAAGGACGGCGCGCCGATCCAGAACGTGAGCCTGACCCCAGACGAGTTCCGGGAGATCGCGCGGCTGCTCCTTGATGAGGTATGAGATATGCGCGTGTTCTTACCGGCGGAGCGCCTGGCCGCCGCGGAGTTGGCACGCGCGGATCTGTACTTCTATACGCGCTGGATGTTCTATGAGCGCCGTCGCTTCCACTGGAAGCGCGGGCCACATCACAAGATCATCTGTGAAGCGCTGACGCGCGTCTTCCGCGGTGAATGCCGACGGTTGATCATCAATATGGCCCCGCGGTATTCGAAGACGGAGCTGGCGGTGCCCAACTTCGTGTCTTGGGCGATGGGGCAGTTTCCGGACGCCGAATTCATCCATACGTCGTATGGTGCGAAGCTCGCTGCGAAAAATTCGCTCGCCACGCGCGAGATGCTGTCTCACCCGGCCTACCAGGAGATCTTCCCGGCAGCCATGCTGGATCCATCGTCGTCAGCACGGGACGACTGGAAGACCACCGCTGGCGGAGTCCTGTATGCGACGGGCTCCAGCGGCCCAATCACCGGCTTCGGCGCAGGTAAGCAGCGGGACGGCTTTGGCGGGGCGATCATCATCGACGACCCGCACAAGCCTGATGAGGCGGAAAGCGAGACGGTCCGCGAGGGCGTGATTGAATGGTTCCAGAACACGCTGGAATCCCGGACGAACACGCCGGACACGCCGATTATCCTGATCATGCAGCGGCTGCATGAAAGGGACCTGGCCGGCTGGCTGCTGAATGGCGGCAATGGCGAGACTTGGGAACATGTGTGCATCCCGGCGCGAAACGAGGATGGCACGCCGCTATGGCCAGAGAAGCACACCGCCGCCGACCTGGCGCGGATGGAGGAGGCGAACCCGTACGTGTTCGCCGGCCAGTACATGCAGTCGCCTGCGCCTCGCGATGGAGGCGTGTTCAAGCCCAGCCGGATCGAGATTGTCGATGCTCTTCCTGCCGACCTCGAGCTGGTCCGGGGATGGGACCTTGCTGCAACGAAAGGCGCCGGCGACTGGACCGTTGGCGGGAAGCTCGGCCGCAGCAGGGACGGCATTATCTGGATCGCCGACATTCAACGCGAGCGCGGTGGCCCCGACGACGTCGAGCGGTTGCTGGTCAACACCAGCAAGGCGGATGGCCCAAGGGTAATGCAGTCGATTCCACAGGATCCTGGTCAGGCCGGCAAGGCGCAAGCCAGCTACCTCGCGAAGAAGCTCATCGGAACCGCATTCACCTTTTCGACAGAGAGCGGCGACAAAGCGACACGCGCTGCGCCATTCGCGGCACAGGTCAACGTCGGCAACGTGAAGATGCTCAAGGCACCGTGGAATGACGCGCTGATCGGGGAAATGCGCATGTTCCCCAATGGGGCGTTTGACGACCAGATTGATGGTCTGTCGCGCGCGTTCAATGCAATGGGCGACAACCTCGCGCGCGCGCTGGCACTCGCCAGCTGATGGAATCTCATGAGACTAGACGGTTACGAATCAGCGCTGCTCGGACGCCGCGCCGGCGTCTCCCCGACGCTGGCTCGCACGGCTGTCGAGCTGTACGCGCTGGGCGGCCTGTATGGTCGAGTAGTCGACCTTCCAGCTGACAAAGCGGTGTCTCGCGGCGTCGAAATCGAAGGCGATAAGGACAGGGTCGTGGCCAACGAGCTGGACCGCCTGAGGGTGCTTCCTACATTGGCAGACTCTCTGCGCTGGTCCCGGCTGACGGGTGGCGCCGCGATCGTGGTCGTAGCCAACGACGGCGGCACGCTGCGCGCACCGCTGGAGACTTCTCGGCTAGACACGATCGAGGAACTGAAGGTATTCGACCTGGACGATGTCAGCCCGACGGAGCAGCGTTACAGCGACCCCACAAAGGCAAACTTCGGCATGCCGGAGGTCTACCAGGTCCGAACGCAGGCCTCCGGCACGGTCAACGCCGAGTTCTACGTGCACGAAACGCGCCTTATCCCGGTGCCTGGTGACCCTTTGCCGCGGCGAATTGCTGCGATCAAGGGTGTGCCATGGGCTGGGCGCAGCGCCATCACGCGGGCGTATCAGACGATCAGCGATTACAGCCAGTCGCTGCGCTGGGCACTCGGAATCCTTGAGCGCAAGCAGCAGGCCATCTACGGCATGAAAGGCCTAGCCGAGCTGATCCAGGCGCAGCTCGAGGACATCGTCCAGAAGCGCATCGCGCTGGTCGACTCGGCACGGAACATCCTGAACACTGTTGCCATCGACAGCGAGGACGACTACCGGATCGAGGACACGAACGTCGTCGGCGTGAGGGACATCGTTAATGAGTTCCAGATCGGGCTGTCTGCGGAGACCGGCATCCCGGTCACGCTCTTGTTCGGCCGCTCGCCGGCTGGCCAGAACGCGACCGGCGACGCGGACTTCGCCACTTTCCATGACCTGGTGGAGGGCCTGCAGCGCAACAAGGCCAGCCCAGCGCTTGAGCGCCTGGTTGCACTGATCCTGGCGCAAAAGAGCGTCAGGAAGAAGTTGGAGCAATGGGCGATCGTATGGCCGCCGCTCGAAAGCCCGAGCGAGAAGGAGCAGGCGGACGTGCGCAAGACCAACGCCGACGCAGCGGCAGCCGAAGCGAACGCGCTGAATACACTGGCTGGCGCCGGGATGATCAGCGAGGAAGAGGGCAAGGACTACCTCATTGCCGAGGGCAAGTATGGGCTCGACAAGGACGCAGGCGACGCCAGGGCGGCAGCCCAATACGCCGCGCAAGCCTAAGAAGTGGCTTTATCCGGCTGCCATTGAGCGCGAGTATGTCCGTTTCGTGCAGGCATACGCCAGCCGCGTAACTGACGCGGTAGAGCGGTTCGTCGTGCCGGCGCTGCAGTTGGTGCGTGGTGACGATCTCGCGCAGCCGCCGGAGGGTGACCGCTGGTACACGGCGTTGGAACTGGCGTTCAAGGAAGCCCTCGAGGCCGCGGTGGTGTCACCTGAATCCCTGCGCACTGTGATTGCACTCTTCGGTGCGCGGGTGGATGTCTTCAACGCCAGGCAGTTTCACGAACTGTTGCGGGCCGCCTACGGCGTGGACGTCTTCCGGCTCGAGCCGATGCTGGGCCAGATGATGCGAGTCTGGGAAGCGGAGAACCTCCGGCTGATTACTTCCATCCCGCCGCAGTATCTGGAAACGCTGCGGGGGCGGGTAGTGGCCGCCGTTCAGCGAGGTGAAACGCTAAAAAGCCTGACTGCCGAGGTGCGCAGCACCTACGACTTGCCGAAGAACCGCGCAGAGCTCATTGCGCGCGACCAGATCGGCAAGCTGAACGGCCAGCTCACCGGCTACAGGCAACGCAATGTGGGGGTCGCCGAATACAAGTGGCGCGGCGTCTTGGACGAGCGGGAGCGCGACGAGCACGTTGAGAGGGAAGGCGAGACATTCAAATGGAACGAACCGCCTCCTGACGGACATCCCGGCCACCCCATTCGCTGCCGGTGCTGGGCAGAGCCGATTCTGCCGGCCCTCGATGACCTGGACGGATTGATTGTCCACTGAGGAGTCCACCATGGAAATGCGATTTGACACCGTGCCGCTCAAGGCGACGAACACAGCGGAGGGGTATTTGCGCGACACGCCAGTGCTGACGCGGGTCGGCGTCTTCCCCTACAGGCGCGCCGACGGGACAACTCGATATGAGCTGCGCCCGCCGGAGGAAGTCTTTCATGCGGACACGCTCGCCAGCCTCAAGGGAATCCCGATCACGGACGGCCATCCGGGTCTGGTGAACGCGAGGAACGCGAAGCAGCACACCGTCGGCGCGGTGCTGTCGGAAGGTCGCCAGGACGGCGAGAACACCGTGGGGGACGTGGTGGTGCACGACACGTCGCCCATCGCGGCTGGCAAGAAAGACTTGTCATGCGGCTACACGCTCTCTCTGGACGAGACGCCGGGCGAGTGGAACGGGCAGCGCTACGACGCTGTGCAACGAACGATCAGGTACAACCATGTGGGCCTGGTACGCGCTGGCCGGGCGGGCAATGCCCGGCTCAACCTGGATGCGGCAGATGCCGATTCGAACAACGATGAGGAAAGCAACATGACGACTGTCAAAGTGCGGCTTGACTCGGGGCTGTCCTACGACGCCGCACCCGAGGTGGCCCAGGAGCTGGAGGCCGTCCGCGGCAAGCTGGCTGCCGAGACGAAACGCGCGGACGCGCAGCAGGCCCGCGCCGACACCGAGAAGGCCCGCGCCGACGAGGCGGCCGGCAAGATCGAGCAGGCTCGCAATGATGGCCAAGCCGCGGCACATGCCCGCCTGAAGCTCGAAGGCGAGGCAAAGGCGGTGGGCGTGGAAGTCAAAGCCGACATGGCGGACAAAGACATCCGTGTTGCGGTCATCAAGGCGGTGCGCGGCGACGGCTTCGAGGTGGCAGGCAAGTCGGACGCCTACCTTGAAGTGGCCTATGACATGGCCGTGGCCGAGAAGGGTAGCCGCGCAGACGCACTGGGCAACCAGCGCCGCGAGATGCAGCCCAAGGCCCGTCAGGATGGTAACAACGACGGCAAGGCCGTCGGCGGCCAGTCGGCCGCCGACGCGCGCGCCCGGATGATCAGCCAACAGCGCGGAGGTGAGTGATGATGTATCAAGACCAGATGGACCCGGCCTTCCCGGGTATGAAGGTGGACTCCCGCGATGACCTCGTCGAGTCATACCCGGTCGGTGCGGATATCGCCTTCGGCATCGTCTGCGGTACCGATGCCACTGGCGTGCTGGTGCCCGGAACCGGCACCAAGGTCCGCGGCATCGCGCTGCAGACGCACACGGTCCCGTACAACGTCGACAAGTACATCAAGACCGACTGCGCGTCGGTGCTGCGGCGTGGCGGCGCCTGGACGCGCGTGACGCCCGGCGCTGCGGTGACCGAAGAGGGCTTGGTCAAGTACGCGGCTGACGGTACGGTCTCCGATGCTGGTGCGACGACGCTCCCGAATGCAGTGTTCCGCAGCCCCAAGATTGTGCTGATGAGCGGCGTCGAGATCGCCTTCGTGGAACTCCACAACCCGTTCGTCTGAGCTGCGCGCGAGCGCAATCCGTGAACACCGCCCGCCACAGCGCGGGCCGAATTCATTTCCGCTGAGGGAAACATGGAACGACACACTCACTACGACGAAGCCGACATGGCCGCCGTGCTGGCTTTCGCCCCCCAGATGGGTGGCCTGCGCGAGGACGAGTCGATCTTCGCCGCGCGCGAGCTGGACTACGTCAAGGCGCGCACCTATGATCGCAAGCTGCCCCCGATGAAGGGCCTGCAACTGGTGCCGCAGACCTCGGAGGTGCCGGAATGGGCCGAGACCTTCACCTACAGGATCTTCGACCAGGTCGGCATGGCCAAGATCGTGGCCAACTACGCCGACGATCTGCCGCGCGCGGACGTGAAGGGCACCGAGAAGACCGTGCGCGTGAAGGACATCGGCGACAGCTACGGCTATAGCATCCCGGAACTGCGCGCGAGCATGGCGCTCAATGCCAATCTGCCAACGCGAAAGGCCAGCGCCGCACGTCGAGCAGTCGAGATCAAGCTGAACCAGGTGGCGATGGTCGGTGATCCGCAGTACGGTCTGTACGGCCTCACCACCCACCCGAACATCGGCGTGACGGTACTGCCGTATGGCGACTGGTCCAATCCGGCCCGCACTGCCGACGAGATGCTCGAAGACGCGGACGCGATCTACAACAGCGTGCGGCTGCAATCCAAGGGCGTGCATACGCCAAATCTGTGGGCGCTGCCCAGCATCGAGTACTCGCTGCTGTTCTCCCGCCGGCTGCCCGACTCTGTCGGCAAGACCGTGGGCGAGTTCTTCCAGGGCAAGCACCCGGGCCTGAAGATCGAAGAGGTGCCGGAGTTCCAGGATGCCGGCCCGAACGGTACGCCTCTGACCATTATGGGCGAATTCAGCTCGGACAACTTCAGCATGGAGAATCCGATGCCCTTCAATCAGCTTGCCGCGCAGGCGCGCAATTTGGAACTGGTGGTCCCGTGCCTCGCCCGTACTGCGGGCGTGACCGTGTACTACCCGCTGGCCCTGACCAAGGCGGAGATCTGACATGAAAGTCAAGAATACGGCAGCATTCGTGGTGACTATCGGCGGCGTGCTGGTCATCGCCCCGTTGGCGGTGGCGGAGGTCAACGAAGAGCACCGCGGCGTGCAGGTGCTTATCAGGCGCGGCGTGCTGGCGCCGGTCGCCGACGCCGATGGTGACACTGGCGCCGGCGGGGAGCCGGGTCCGCAGACCGTCGCGGAGCTGAAGCAGGCGCTGGATGCGCTCCAGGTGGAATACCCGGAAAACGCCAAGAAGGCCGACCTGCAGGCGCTGTACGACGCGACGCGGGGTGGGTAAGCGTGGCAGCCACCATTGAGCTGCTCGACTTCCTCGCTCCCGCCGTGGCCGGCGTGCCGCAGGCCGACAAGGAAAAGGCGCTGGCGGTGGCGTCCGGCTATCGGCCGGCTTGTCTGCCCGAAGCCAGGCAGGACGAGGCGCAGGCCTGGTATGCGGCATGGCTGCTCTACCAGCGCCAGCAGCAGGAGGCGGCCGCGGCGACAGTCGGCGTGATCCCGGCGGGCATCGCCAGCGAGAAGGAGGGCGATCTCGCGCGGACGTTCCAGGCGACACGCAGCGCGGACGATGGCGTGGACGATCCGATGGGCTTCCACGCTCAATACCAGCGCCTGGCGGACCTGTGCGGCTACGGCGCAATCACGGTGGCGAGGCAGTCATATGGGTGTGAGTGTCAAGGTCATTGACCGTGGGCTGGTCAAGTACGTGCGCGACACGTCGCGCCTCGCCGGGAACGGCGTGAAGGTCGGGATTCAAGCGGGCGCTGGCAAAGAGCCGGAAAGCGGTATCGACATCCTCGATATCGCGATCTTCAACGAGTACGGGACTGAAAAGATTCCGGCCCGGCCGTTCGTGCGTGACTTCTTCGAGAAGAATCGCGCGGTGATTGGCAAGGCTATGGAGCGGCAAGCCGCGGCGGTCTCAGACGGAACCGATGCGGGGAACGCGATGGACGTGCTTGGCCTTTGGGTGGAGAAGCACCAAAAGGCCCATGTTCAGCAGTCGCCCGCCTGGGCAGTCCCGAACGCGCCGTCGACCATCGCTCGAAAGGGTAGCAGCAAGCCCCTCATTGATCACGCCGTGATGCTTGGCGCCATCCGCTACGAGAAACTGAAATGAGTTCCTTTCGCAAGCCGACGCAGATTCGCCGCCGCACCGTGGGCCGTTGGGAAGGCGGGCGCTGGATTGAGGGCGACGACACCGGCATCGAGACCATTCTGGCCTCGGTTCAACCGGTCAGCCTCTCGGATCAGGACGAGCTGCAGGCGCGACTGGAAGGCCGGCGCATCGAGGCCGCTGTGCGGATCTACACGACTGCGGTCCTGAATGTGGCAGGCGCCGACGACAGGAATGGCGACCGGCTCATCTGGCCGCACGGATCCCGCCAGGGCGACTACCTGGTGGTGTCCGTCAGCCCGTGGCAGTCCGGGGTGATCTCGCACTACCGCTACCACGCGGTGCTGGAGCTGGAGCCATGACGGCGGAGCAGGCGATCTACGAATTGATCTCAGGCGCATCCGACGTGCCTGTGATCTTCGGCGAAGAGAACGGACCGCGACCGCCGAAGCCCTACATTGCCCTGAAAGTTCAATGGGCGCACCGCTTTCCGCTGCACCACGGTGCCGTCGACCCGGCAGGCGGGCAAACCGTCATGGGGCACCGTGATGCCAGTGTCGAGTTGCAATGCTTCGGCGCCAGCAGCCTTAGTGCGCTGGACATGCTCGCCCAGCGGCTTGGGATGGAGCGGGCGCTGGGCGAGGCGGAGCGGCTGGATCTGGCCGTCTTCGAATTTGGCCGTGCCAGTCAAGTTCCAGTCTTGCGAGACCAGGCCACCTATGAACCACGCGCCGTCCTTGAACTCGGCATTCGCTACTCGGTTGTGACGGTAGACGCAGTGGGCGTGATTGAAGAGATCAGCGCGCGCGGCGAGTTGACCGCCGGCGCCACGGGCACCGTGCCCGTAGACGTGGCTGTGCCGTAGGTAGGGTTGATTTTCTATGTGTAGAGCCGCCTCCCAGGCGGCTTTCGTCATTTCTGGAGCCATGCATGGCTAATCTTGACCGTATCGTGAACGTCGTCATCACGCTGAACACCACGGCGATCCGCGAACAGTCGTTCTCGGATCTGCTGGCGATCGGACCGCACGCCGTGTCGCTCACGCGCCTGCTGGTGGTAACCGGCGCAGACCAGTTGCTTGAAATGGGGATGAGCGAAGCCGACCCGCTCTACAAGGCGGTCCGCGACGTCTTCAAGCAGATCCCGACGGTGAGCCAGTGCTTTGTCGGCCGGCAGCAGGTGGACGATGTCGACGTGATCGTCACCAAGGCGTCCGAGTCAACTTACGCCGCCACGCTGCAGTGGCGCGACGCGGCGGGCGCGGTGCAGCAGGGCACGGCGGTCTACGAGGGAAAGCCGGCTGACACCGCAGCCACCATCGCCCAAGCGCTCTCAGCCGCGATTGCGGCGATCGACGCGCCGGTCACCGTCGTCGCTTATGCCAACCAGCTCACGATCAGTTCAAACGTGGCAGGCGAAGCGTTCTCGGTGAAGGTGCGGGGGAACCTGACCCAAGGGCTACCCACAAGCACCGAGTCGCTTACAGAAGCCCTGGCGGCATGCCGGCGCGAGGACGATGGCTGGTACGGCGTGGCGTTGACCAGCCGCGAGGAAGCGGACGTGCTGGGCGCTGCCGAGTGGGTCGAGTCCAACGCCAAACTGCTGGGTGTAGGTGTGGCCCAGCCCGGCGTGATCGATAGCGGAATCGACACCGATATCGCTTCCAAGCTGCAGCAGAAGCAGTACTTCCGGACGCACGTCTGGTACCACGCGCGCGCCGCCGAAGAATGGCTGGAGGCCGCTGTGGCCGGCAACCGATTCACCTTCTACCCCGGCGGCGAAACGTGGGCGAACGTGCGGCTGGCGGGCATCACCTACGACAACCTCGGTGAGGGCGAGGCACGGGCGGCCCACAACAAGAACGCCAATACCTTCGAGCCGTTCCGCAACTTCGCCATCACTCAGAAGGGCAAGGTGGCGGCCGGCGAGTGGATCGACGTGATTCGGTTCCGGGACTGGCTGGGCGAGCAGATCAAGGTCAATGTGGTGTCGGCACTGGTCAACCTGAAGAACAACAAGGGCAAGGTGCCCTACACCGACGGCGGTATCGAGATCGTTACCACGGCTATGCGTCAGGTGCTGGACCTTGGGGTGTCACGCGGTGGCATCGCGCCCGAGGAAGTGGACGATGAACTGCGCGTCATTCCGTCCTACACCATTTCGGCGCCGCGAGCAGCCAACGTGCCTTTCAACGACAAGGCAAATCGCGTCCTGAACGATATCGCCTTCACGGCTCGCCTAGCCGGCGCAATCCACGCAGTCAACATCAAGGGCACGCTTACCTACGCCCTGTAATCGGAGTCACGAATGACGACGCATACCTACGACCCGGCGCGGGTCAATGTCACCGTCGCGGCTGCCACGCTATCCGGCTTTGCCGAGGACAGCTTCGTCAGCATCGAGGAACTCGGCGATGGCGTGACCTCAACTTCCGGTGCCGATGGCGAGGTCGCGCGTGCGATGTCGAGCGATCGACGCTGCAAGGTGACCATCAGGCTGCAGCAGACCAGCGCCGGTAACGACGTTCTTTCGACGCTGCTCCGCGCGGATCGCCTTAGCGGTGGGAGCGGCATCTTTCCCATCGCCGTCACGGACCTACGGGGTCGCACCGTCTTCACGTCGTCCGAGGCGTGGGTTGTGAAGCTGCCGCAATCGGAGTTCGGCAAGGAAGTCGGGGAGCGCGAGTGGGAAATCCAGACCGGCAACAGCTTCTACCACGTCGGGGGTAACGCATGACCGAGCGCCTGCACACGAAGATCGGTGACACCGACTTCTACATCCGCAAGTTCGATCCGTTCGCCGGCCTGCGACTCCTTGGTGACCTGCAGAAAGACATCCTGCCGGCCGTGGCTCACCTGGTCCAAGCCGCTCTGGGGCCGGAAGCGCCGGGGATGCCTGGCGGCGGGGTTGATCGTGACGCGCTGAACAGAGCCGCCGACGCAGGCCTGGTCGAAGCGCTGCGCGAACTGTCGGGAAAGCTTGGCGGCGCTTCGCTGGAGGCGTGGGCAAACCGCCTGCTGGACCCGGAGTGCATTACGGCGACGATCAACGGGCGGGACGTGAAGCTGGCCGCTGACGTGCGGCTGATGGCATTCCGTGACGCGGGCGACATTCTGGAGCTGATGGCGCAGGTTATCCGGTACAACTTCGCGGATTTTTTGCTGCGTTGGGTCGGCCGTATTGGACCGGCCCAAAAGCTGCTGGGAACGCTGTCGGCCGGTTCCGGCCCGACTTCGAGTCCGAACTGATGATCTGGCGCGTCATACGCGCCAAATGGGTCAGCATCGACGCCGTCAATGAAGGGCGCGTCGATCTCATCCAGCTCCTCAAGGCGAACGCCGTTCTTGACGCCATGGAAGCTGCGGAAACGGCGGCCATCAAAGAAGCACAGGGCAAGCCATGAACGCTATTCGGGAACTGGTAACGATCCTCCGCTACGAAGTCGACAATTCCGGCTTGCGCAGCTATCAGAGCGCATTCCGAAATGCCGCGTCAAAGCTGCGTGCCGGTGCCAGGAATGTTCGCGAGTTTGGCGCCGGCTTCATGGAGGGCGCGCGCGAAGGCCTCCGGGACGCGCTCGGCGGCCAGCAGGCCTTGAACACCGCGCAGGCGAAGGGAGCGGAGTCTGTCGAAAGAATGGGGCGGGGGTACCGCAGCATCGCCGGCGCGGTTCGCTCCCTTGTCGCTGGCTTTTCCATTGTGCAGGCCGCCAGGGTTGCAGACGAGTGGGCAAGCGTGGAGGGTCGCGTCGGCCTGGCCACAAAGAGCGTCGAGGAGCAGAAATACGCTCTGCAGCAGATCTACGGCATTGCCCAGCGCACGCGCCAGGAATACACCGCCACCGGCGACCTGTTCCAAAAGGTGCAGCGGAATGCCGGCGACATCGGGCTTGACCTTGCCGATTCGCTCAACTTGACCGAGATCATCGGCAAGACCATGACGATTGGTGGCGGCGAGACCGGCGCCCAGCAGGCCGCGCTGATGCAGCTCGGCCAGGCGCTCGGGGCTGGCGCACTGCGCGGCGATGAGCTGAACTCAATCATCGAGCAAGCGCCTCGGCTTGCGGAGGCCATCGCGGAGGCTTTCGGTGTCTCTGTGGGGAAGCTGAAAGACCTCGGCAAGGCGGGGAAGCTAACGAGCAAAGAACTCGCCCAAGGACTGCTCAAGCAAGCTGACAAGATCAACGCGGAGTTCGAGCGCATGCCGAAGACCTTCGGTGGCGGCTGGGTCGTCATCAAGAACGCCATCGGGAAACAGATTGATCGGCTGAACCGTGCCTCTGGCGCGGCAAGCCTGTTCGCAGCAGCTGCCAGCAAGCTTGCCGATAACCTCACCGACGTTCTGAAGGTCCTGGTGCTGATTGGCGCCAGCGTGGCAATCGCCAAGCTCCGCGCGGTGTTGCAGGCTGCGACTGCTGCCGCCGGCGGGTTACGCGGGATGCTCTTCCGCGTGGCCGCTGCTTCTTGGGCTTCAGTCGCGCCCTACGCTGCGATTGCTGCGGCGCTGGGTGCGATCTACCTCATCGGCGAGGACATCTGGACCTGGCTGCAGGGAGGGGACTCCGTTCTCGGCGAACTGGTGGGCGGCGTGGAGGAGTGGGGTGGGGCACTGAACGGCATCCTGTCCCCACTGCGCGTCATCTGGGAGGCTACCAGGTCGATCTGGTCCACATTCGGAGATTGGATTACAGCCCTTGGCAACTGGACAGCGCAGGCATTGGGGCTTGGGTCGATCTTCGAGAATTGGCAGGAGGTCGCCACGGCAGTCTTCGCGGGAATCCTCTCATACGTCGGCACGGTGCTGAACGTCATTTCTTCTCTTGTCAGCGCAGTGGCGGCGGCTTTCCGCGGGGACTGGGACGCGGCGTGGTTCCACCTGCAGGAGGCGTTCCGCAAATGGTGGGGCTGGCTTAAGGCCATAGGGGAGTTCGCGGGAAGCATCTTCAAGGCGATGGGCGATGCAATCACGACCTGGGTGATTGCCAAGGTCGACGCGCTGAAGGCCATGCTGGGAGACCTGATGCCGGAATGGGTGAAGAACGCGAGTTCTTGGGTTGGGAGAAAGGTGTTCGGCGGCGGCGCGCCAGACGTACAACGCGTACCGCTCGCCGGACAAGGCGTCACGGTCCAGAACAACATCGCCGGCGTCACGGTGACTGCCCCCAACTCCAATCCGGCATCTATCGCAGCCGCCACTGAGCGGGGAATCTCTGCGGCCATCAACCCAGCGCGGATCTCGCGCGGTGTGGCGGCGGTACCAATGGTCGAGGCAGGCCCATGAGCTTCACGTCCCTTGTCTTTGAAGTCGGCACGGCAAAGTCCAGTGTTGGGTCGATCCTGCTTGATGCATTGTTGGAAGAGAGTACCCAGCTCACAAGCCAGGCGACGAAGTACGCGGTGGAGGACGGTGCGCCGATCTCCGATCACGTCGTGCGTGAGTCGGAGGGTCTTTCGCTTTCCGGCTGGGTCACCGCGGCAGAAACGGTCATGTACGGGCCAGCTGGGCGCAGCAAGCTGATAACCGCCAAGGAGGCATTCCGCACGATCCACAAGGAGCGCTTGCCCATCGTAGTGACGACAGGCATGGACACCTACACCGAGATGGTGATGGAGTCCTGCAAGATCAGTCGCGATTCGAAAGGTGAACTGTTCGCGGTGGAGTGCCAGTTCTCAAGAATCCGCAAAGTGACGCTGCGCAAGGCCGATATCCCGCCCGAAAAGGTCACTGGGAAGGCAAAGGGGAAGGCCGGCGCGACGAAGACCAAAGCCGGCAAGGTGGAGCCCACGGCAGCTAACCCAAAGCAGCGGAGCGACCTGCGGCGGATCATGGGCGGGCTGTTCGGGAACAAATGAATGCTCACGATTCCGGTCCTTGACGCAAACGACAGCCTCTCCGAGGTGGAGTTGGACGGCCGCACGTTCTTCCTGCACCTGTCATGGAATAGCGAGGCGGAGCTGTGGTCTCTGGCAATCGAGAACGCCTACAACGAATTGATTGTCGCTGGTCTGGCTCTGGTGCCAGATACCTTGCTGCTGGGCCGCTGGCGCCACCTGCCGGTACCGGCAGGGGATCTCATCGCGGTGACACCTGATCGCCGCGACACCATCGGGCGTGCTGCATTGCCATCCGGTGATGTCGCATTGGTCTATATCGAAGTGGACGAGTTGGCGGATGGCACGATTTGACCGGACCTACCGGCTGGTGGTTGGCCGCGCTGGGAGCAATGGCGGCACGGAGGTGGTTCCGCCAATCCGTATCACCTTCGATATCGAGAAGGACGCCAGCGAGCAGCCGAACCCCTACAAGATCCGCATCTATAACCTCAAGCCGGAGACCAGGCGGGCCATCGAGGCGCCGGATAACCGCTGTGTACTGTACGCCGGCTACGCCGAAGAGGACGGGCCGCTATTGCTTGCTGCGGGAGCGGTTACGTACGCCTTCACTGTCTTTGATGGGCCGGACGTGGTGACGGAGTTGGAGGTGAAGGACGGATACGTTGAGATCCGCGACACCGCGGTATCCCTCGGCTACGGCCATGGCGCGTCGGCAAAGCTGGTGATACGGGATATTGCGAAGCAGATGGGACTGCCGCTCATCATCGCTGACGACGCGCCGGACCGTACCTGGCAAAACGGGTTCTCGTTCTACGGGCCAGCGCGCCAGGCGCTGCATAAAGTGGCCCAAGGGACAGGGTTGGAATGGTCAATCCAAAACCAGGTGCTGCAGGTGGTCCAGAAGCGCGGGACCACAATGCGCCAGGCGGTGGTGCTGGCCGCGGACTCCGGCCTGATCGGCTATCCCGAACGCACCCGCGAGGGCGCACAGGAAAAAGCGCGGGTAAAGGATGAGCGGACAGGCACGCGCGCGAATCTCGTTAGTGCAGCGCAGCAGCACACCGGATGGCGCGTTCGGTCACTTCTGCTACCACAGGTTAATCCTGGTGATCTGGTGAAGCTGGAGAGCCGGTCGACTGAAGGCTTCTACCGCGCGGATAAGTTGAGGCATACCGGCGACTCCGAGGGCGGGGACTGGCAAACCGAGTTTGAGCTCGTTGATCGGTACGCGCCGCCAAAAGCGAAGAAGAGGTGAGCTATGGACGTGACGGCCCTTCGGCAATTGATCGCCACGGAGCTGGCTGAGGTCCACACCACCATGCCGGGTGTCATCGTGTCTTATGACGGCCGTTCGGCGGTAGTGCGGCCGGCGCTTCCGAAGCAGCTTGCAAACGGAGACGTCTTACCGGCCCCGCAGATCGTCCAGGTGCCGGTGTGTTGGCTCAGCGGCGATGTCGGCGGTGTTCATGCGCTGATTTCGGTGCCCCTCAAGCCGGGTGATCCGGTGAAGCTGTCGTTCTCGGAGCGCGCGCTTGAGGGGTGGCTGTCCGGCTCGGACGATGCGCCCGATGATCCGCGCCAGTTCGACCTTTCGGATGCGTTTGCTACGCCCGTCTTGCGGCCAGGTGCGCACGCGGCAGACCCGGAAAACGTGAGCGTCCAGTTTGGGGAGTGCTCGCTGAAGCTGACTCCGAGTGGCGACGCAATCCTTGGCGGCCCTGGCACCTTTCGCGTTCAGATGCCGGCAGTGTTCGAGAAGCTGCTGACATACAAGGCGGGTCTAGCCGGTGATGGTGGCAACGCCGGAACTGTGCTTCGTGGCGATATCAATCACACCGGTGGGGTGATCACCTCGAGTAGCGTTGTCGAGGACGGGCACCACCACACGGACAGCATCAACGGCAGGACATCTGGGCCCGAGTCATGAGCTTCGATATCGCGCTGTCAAAGAGTCGAGATCTCGACCTGTCCGATGGCGGTGACCTATCCCTGGTCGACGGCGCAGAGCGTATCGCGCAACAGATCGAGGTGACGCTGCGGGCCTTCCTTGGGGAATGGTTCCTCGACGTATCGTTCGGCGTGCCGTATCTCAACAAGGTGCTGGTGAAGGGGCCGGACCGGGCCCAGCTTGAGGCGATTTTCCGCGCGAGGATTGGCGACGTGCCAGGCGTCACCAGCGTACAGCGCATCGATCTTCTGATTGATCACGCCGGGCGAGCACTGGCGATCGAATTCGAAGCCGATACCACCGAGGGTCTGGTTGCGCGGCGGTTCTATCTGTAGGAAGAAGGACGTCCAAATGGCATATGGAGTGACGCACGACGGGTTCGTGCGCAAGCGCCTGCCTGAGATCCGGCAGGAGATCGTGGTGGACTGGGAGGCGCGGCTGCGTGCGAAGGGCTATGAAGGGCCTATCGAGACCCGGCCCGACTCGGTCATGGGCTTGGCCATTGATACGTTTGCTGAACGCGAGGAGGCCCTGTGGGAGTTGGCAGAGGGTGTCTACTACTCGATGTATCCCCCGACCGCCTCGGGCGCGTCGCTCGACAATGCAGTCTCCTTTTCGGGTGCGAAGCGCCAACCCGATGAGCCATCGCGGTGCTACGTGGTGCTCTATGGCGAGCCAGGCACGGTGGTGCCACGTGGGGCGCAGATCCGGCACCGCGTCACCCAGACCATCTGGGAGACTGCCGGGAATGCCGTGGTCAGCGCCGACGAGGTCGCGGATGCCCAGATTGGGGTGATGACGCTGGCACCCTACGCTGAGTACTCCATCGTCGTGGACGGCACGGCATATGGCTACCAGAGCGGGGATGATCCCAGGTTGTCCTACGTGCTGAGTGGGATTGCCACGGCGCTGCTGGCCACCGGCCTGAACGTGGAGACCACCGCAACGCGCGTGCGCCTCTTCTCGGACGGCCGGGCAGCGTTTTCGCTATCGGTTTCCCAGAACCTTGGAGTAGACCGTCTCGGTACGCCGGTGCTCGCGCAAACTCTGGGGGGCATGGCGGAGTTGGCAAACGTCGGAGATCTCTCGCAGATTGTTACGCGGATCAATGGCTGGGACGGAGTCAACAACCTGCAGCCTGGCTCGGTGGGTAGAGCCGCCGAGAACGACGCCGACCTGCGGGTCAGCTATGCAGCCGGCATCTTTCGGCTGGGCGCGGGCACCCAGCCCAGCATCGAGGACAACCTGCGGGAGCGGGTATCCGGGGTGGTGGACGTCAGGGCCTTTGAAAACGATGGGGATGACCCCGACCAGTACGGGCGACCGCCGCACTCGATACACGCCGTAGTCGACGGCGGGTTGGACGATGACATAGCGCAGTTGCTGCGTCGGACAAAAGGAGGTGGTATCGACACATACGGCGACGAACTGGTGGTGGTCGTGGACGAAGATGGCACTCATCACGAAATTCGGTTCGACCGATCGCACCGGCTGTACATCTGGATCAAGGCCAGGATCAAGCTTTTGCCGCCGGAGGAGCACGAGTTCCCCGGCGACGGGTACGAGCGCATTCAAGAAGGGATTGTCAACGTCGGCAATGCGTTTGGCATCGGCGGCGATGTGATCATGCAGAAGCTCTATGGCGGCGTGTATCGAACACCAGGCGTGAGCATGGCCGAAGTGCGCATTGCCGCGTCGTCCGACCCGGCCTTTGTCCCGGCTGATACTGATTATGCTGCGAGCAATGTCGAAGTGAAGCCCTTTGAGCGCGCGGTCTTCGACACGTCACGAGTGAAGGTGGATCCGTGGATCTGAGCCAAAAGCACGATGACATCGCCTGGTCGCACTGGCTCGCGCAGTTCAGGGACGGATCGTACGTCGAGGCGTTGGTTCGGGCGCTACTGAAGCCTGCCGATGGCATCCAGCAGGCGCTACGAGACTTGCTCGAGCGGCGGTGGCTTGATACCGCATTCGGGAAGCAGCTGGACATGATCGGCACCATCGTGATCATGCCGCGGCCATCGTACTACGCGCCGTCGTACGACTATTTCGGCTTCGTGGAAGACTTCGAGGCGCTCGGCTTCGATCAAGCCCCGTTCTGGGACGAAGACAACGCAGGTGCATCGCGAGTGCTGAAGCAGCTTTCCGATGAGCGGTACCGGCGACTGTTGTACTGGAAGATCGCCATCAACAATGGCCACGGTACTCAGCCCGAGATCGTGGCCTCGCTCAAGGCAATTTTTGGTGCGACGCGGGTTGTTGTTCAAGACGCGGGCAATGCGAAGTTCCGCATCTGGATGAACACAATGCCGGTGCCGATCATCCCGGGAGAGAACGCGTTTTCGGCATACGTCCCCAAGCTGGCGGGCGTTGGGATCCTGTCATTCACAGCGAGTGGTCCCAAGCCGTTCGGCTTCGTGAACCAAGGCTTGTACGGGTTCGGAGAAGGTGTTTTAGCAAGGGCAGTGTGAGCATGGCAGACATCGATTTCTTCAACGACTTTCAGAAGATCTGGGCAACCAACGGGGACATTGAGCCCATCAGCCAGAGCGACTACCTGGAGGGTTGGGCTTATATCGGCGATACGCCGCCTTCGGTGGAGCAGTTCAACCGGGCAGGGCAGGTGCGGGACGAGCGCATAGCGTGGCTGTTCCAGCAGATGCAGGAGCTGGCAAGGGTATTCGACTATCCAATTGCTGGAGACCGTATCGACGCATTGACGCAAGCATTCGCCGCGATTCGCTCATATCACACAGGAGATGTTGTGGTGACCGCTGGAACTGTGCCCCCTCCCGGAACCCTGGCTATGAACGGTGCTCTCGTATCGAGGACCGTTTACTCGGATCTCTTCGAAAAAATCGGTACCAGGTATGGCCCCGGTGACGGCAGCACGACATTCGGCCTTCCATTTGTGCCGGAGGGCTACACGATTGTGGCCGGAATCGCAGAGCCACTTTCGTGGGCGACCGCTGGAGCGGTAAAGATGCATACCCATGAGGCTTCGACGGGTGGCGGAGGGGCGCACGGTCACGCCGGGTGGACGGACCAACAGGGTGACCACGATCACGCCTACTTATATTCTCCAGCCGCAACGAATCCCGATCAGCAGGGCGCAGCAGATGGCGCTTCTTACCTTGACTTGACCAAGCACGCCTGGAACCGCACTGACATTGGTGGGCGGCACGGGCACAACGTTGGTATCAGCGATGCGGGGGACCATGTCCACCCGGTGAGCGTTCAGCTTACCGGTGCGGGAGCCAACTACCCGGCCGGCGTCAAGTTCCTCATGTGCATCGCATTCTGAGCTACACCAAGATGACCCAAGATTTCGAAGTCAGTAGCAAGGCGGCTGGCGTCCCGCCGTTCAAAGTTGTCGCCGGCTACGATCCGGTCACTGGAGAGTTCACGGGACCGGTGAAGGCCTTTCTTAGCCCGTTGGAGGGCACGTATCCGCTGCCGGCGAATGCCATTGAAGTTCTCCCGCCTCATCAGCCTGGCCCGATGCAAGGCTGGCGCGTGAATGACGCGGGAGACGGGTGGATCGAGGTCCCTGACTTTCGGGGTGTGGTCATCTTCTCGAAAGCGAGTGGGAAGCAGGTGACACCGCCGAAATTCGGTGAGCAGCTACCTGATGATCTGACGGCTGAGCCGCCGCCAGAACCAGAACCGTATCAGATGGCGGTTTGGGCGGACGGTAAGTGGACGTTGGCGCCTGATTACAGCGGCGCGGTCGTATATGAGAAGGCCACAGGCGCGCGGACAAACGCGCCCGCGGCTGGAGAGCCGTTGCCGGCCGATACCACGCTGCTGCCGCCACCCAAATTCGAGGATTACCAGGCGGCGCAGTGGGATGAGGGCGCACAGGCGTGGGCGATTGTTCCCGATATGCGCGGCACAGAATATTGGCTGGCGGACGGCTCCCGACACGTCATCGAAACGGTTGGGCAGGTCCTGCCAGCTCAGGCTCTCAATGAGCCGCCTCCGCCGACCTTGGCGCAGCGCATGGAGCGCGCTCGCTGGCGAAGGGATTCGCTGCTGCGCGCCTCCGACTGGGTGGTTGTTCGATCGATGGAGACGGGCGTGCCAGTGCCGCAGGAATGGGCGGATTACCGGCAGGCGCTTCGCGACATCACGGCCAGTTCCGACTGGACCGACGAGGCCACATGGCCGGTGCCGCCGGCGGGCGGCAAGAACGAGCCCTGAGGTAGAGAATGAAATCGACAAATCAGCCGCAGCGCGTGCCGCAGCCTTTCGCAGACGATGGCGTGCGCAATGCGATTCCGGAGGAGCCGGTCGACTCCAAGCCCGGCGCCGCTTCGCTACGCGATGGATTCCCGTCCAAGACCATGACCAGCCCTGCGCAGGGCGGCGTGCCGCCGTCAGGGCGGGACATGAACGGGATTCTGCACCTACTGTCGTCCGCTGTGCGTTGGGCGCAGCTCGGCGGCCTGTACGCCTACAGCGCGGAGTTTGCGATCAATCCAAACGTGGGCGGGTACCCGAAGGGCGCCGTTCTCTTGTCTGCCGATAGCTCGCGGCTTTGGATGAATTTGGCCGATGGCAATGTCACGGATCCTGATGCGACCGACGGTAGCGCCGCCGACTGGGCACCTATGGCGCCCGATTGGAATGCAACATCCGGGCCAGGGAAGATCCTAAACCGTCCGAGCCTAGCGAAGGTGGCGACAAGCGGCAAGCACTCGGATCTAACGGGCGTCAAGGGCAACGGCGAACTGCACATCTCGGAAGAGGAGCGGCAGCGGCTGAATACTCCCGTCTTGCTATCGGAGACGATCTATTCGGTGGTCGTCCAAAGCGTGACGTTCTTCATGGCCGGGTGGTCACGAATCACGTGCTCACTGGTGCCGCCGTTGATTGGATCGCCGGTCGTATTTAGCAGCGCCGGGGTGCTGCCACCGGAAATTTCGGCGAGTGTGACTTACTACGTGGTGGGCGCCAGTCCCATCATTGAGGCCGATAGCGGAGTAGGCGGCTGGTTTGAGGTGTCCGCTATGCCGGGCGGTCCGGCGATAGTCATGAGTACGACTGGCAGCGGCACACATTCGATCACGAACCCGAAATGGCTGAAGTCAACGCATAACCCCATATGGATCGAGGCGGAAGTGCAAGGCGCCGGGGCAGGAGGGGGCACGGCAGGGGGAGGCACTGGTACGGCCACGGGCGGTGGAGGTGGCGGCTATGCGCGACTACGGCGCTTGGCTTCCTCACTGCCGGATAGCCTGGACATAGTTGTTGGCGCAGGGGGGCAGCCCGGTCCCACTGAAGGCAGTCTTGGTAGCCATGGAGGTACCACTTCGCTCGGTAGCGTTGTCTCCGCCACCGGCGGACGAGGCGGAGTCGGCAGCGCGACGAACATGCTCATACTAGGCTCAACACCAGGCGATGCAGTTGGAGGCGATTGGAATATTCGTGGCGAAGGCTCTGAACCTGTGCAATTCACCACATTCTCCAACTACAGCCGCGGAGGGAGTTCGATGTTCGGCTTCGGTGGAATGGGGTCTATTCGAATCAGTGGCGCGACGCCTTTGCCTCACGGCACCGGTCGAGGCGCAGGCGGTGCAGGCGGCCTCGGACCGACTTCCGCCTTTGCGGCTGGACGCGGATCGGATGGGCTGGTGATCCTCAGGGAGTATGCGTGATGGCCAGGAAGGCGAGAATCGAACATGGTCATGTTGTCGAACTGCTGACGGCAGAGCCCTTCCCGGAGTTCCACCCTGCGCTGATGTGGGTCGATGCTTCGGCAGAGGTTCAGATCGGCTGGACGTATGCAGACGGATGCTTCGCGGCACCGGAGCCTCCGACGGCAGGCGCGATTGCGGGGGGCTACCTCGCTGCCCTGCAGGAAGTGATGGATCTAACGGCGCGCAGCCACGGCTATGACGATGTCAAGTCGGCCATGAGCTATATGCAAAGCAGCATTCCAAAGTTCGCCGCGGAAGCCTCCGCGATGTGTGAGTGGCGCGACGCTGTCTGGAGATACGGTCTTGAGGAGATGGATCTCATAAGGTCTGGTCTCAAGCCGCTGCCCGCGCTCGAGGAGTTCGTTTCGGCGATGCCACAGATCGTTTGGCCGCAGGGTGTATCGCTAACGGCTTAGACGTCAGCCGCCAATCGCCACACCATATCGCCCGCCTTGAGCGGGCTTCGCTATTTCTGGGAGGGTAAATGCCTGAACCTGTTGCGTCGGCCGGGGCCGCTGTGGTCACCGGGATGGCAGGCGGCCTCGCGCTTGGCGCCTTGTCGTCCAAGCCGGATGTCTACTTGTTGAGCGGGGTGTTCTGTGGCGCGCTGGTATTCCTGCTGCGGAGCAAGGAGCCACACTGGGTCAAGAAGGCGCTCTACTTCTGCATCTCACTTGTCGGTGGATACGCGATTGCGCCAGAGGTGCACTCCGCTGCGAGTTGGCTGCCCACCTGGCTGGCGGCGTTCTTTTCAGCAGCCGCCGTGGTCGCGGTGGCCGTCATCGTGCTGGACTGGTCGGAGACGGCTATCCCGCAGATCCTGAACCGGCTGGTCGATCGTGTGATTGGAGGAAATCGCCATGGATAAGCTGATGCTGTATCTGAACGCGAAGGGTGTGGCCGATCTATGGCTGCTTGTGTTCAACGGGGGGATAGCGACATCGATCTTCTTGACCCTGCTTTTTGCCTGTAACAACAGCGAGCCCGCGCGAGCCTGGCACGCGCGATTGGCGCGATTTGCCTTCGTCGCTATCTACGGCGCCTTGGCCGCGCGCATCTGGTGTGGTCTGTATTTCACGCCGGTCGAACCAACGGAGGTCGCGGTCAACGTCATTGTCCTGTGGCTGGTGTGGGTTACTCGCGGCGACATCTCCGTGATCCTGGATGCGGTGGACGTTGTACTGAAACGCCGAGCTAGGTCCTAGCGGCGTCAGCAAATCGCATTTCATACCTTGGCCACCTCTCCAGGTGGCCTTTTTGTTTGTGAGGCAGCCATGCAACTGCGACTCATCAGGGAACCATCCACCAAACAAGCGACGCTCGGTCGCCTATTCGTAGACGGCCGCTTCGAGTGTTTCACGCTTGAGGACGTGGTCCGCGCTGTCAAGATCAAAGGCGAGACCGCTATCCCGGCAGGCACATATCGGGTCATCGTTGATATGTCGGCTCGCTTCAAGCGCCGGCTGCCGCTGCTACTGAACGTGCCGGGTTACGACGGTGTGCGCATCCACCCGGGCAACACCTCAGCGGATACCGAGGGGTGCATTCTGCCTGGCAAGGTTAAGGGTACCGATATCGTGTACCAGAGCCGAGCTGCGTTTGACCCCCTGTTTGCGCGTATTGATGGAGCTATCGCGCGCAAGGAGCCGGTAACGATCGAGATCGTGAACGGGGAGAGGGCTGAATGATCCAGGCAACCGCTGTACGTGCGGCTTTGGCCGCAGTTCCCTGGCGACCTCTGGCATGGTTTGCCGCAGGGGCGTTTTTCTTTTGTGCCGGTTGGACTGCGCAGGGCTGGCGGAAGGACGCCGAACTGGCAGAACTCACCAGCGCCAGGGCACAGGCGGATCTCACAAGCGCGACAGTCGCGCTGGCCGACCTGCAGGAAGCAGGCGCAGCGATCCGCGCGCGCGCCAATGAATACAACTCCATCCAGACCACTCTTGGCGCCAAGCTCGACGCTATTCGCAAGGATATAAAGAATGCGACACCGCTGCCTGTGGATTGCCGCCCTGATGACTACCGGGTGCGCAAGCTGTCCGACGCCGTCGACGCTGCCAAGCAGGCCGCCTCAACTCGATAGCGCCCTCGCTGCGTCATGCGTGGTGCCAGATGCACCGGCGGTTGCAGACTACGATGCTTGGCAGGATTGGATGGTGCTGGTGCTGGGCGAGTTGGGAAATTGCGCGGCCAGGCATCGGAGGACGGTGGAGGCGTGGCCCCGGTGAGGCTCGGGGCTCGGATCTTCTCGATTGAGTCTGCTAATTGTTGGTCTCCAAGATACTCTTGCTTTCCCCCCAAAGGCCCTCGTATGCACCGATTTTCAACTGGGTTAGCGATTGATCAGCTTGTATGATTGTGCCGGGGGAGCGCCGTGCGAAGTCCTTTAGGGACTGTGAGAGCAGATACGTGCGATCCTTATCAACAATAATCAATCTGTCGTGCAAGGAACGAGCTTTTGTGAGCCGTATGTCTAGTGGGCGCTCCATGCCGTGTTGCTCATTCCAGCGCGATAATACCGTTGACAGGCTGTCCGACTTCGTTCCGTTTCGATCGGAAAGTATTCTAATTTTTACCGTACAATTTGCGAGTGTGGCGAAATCTGTCAAAACCGTAGCATCGATATAGGGGTCCACGATGAGGCAGTCGTGTTCTGCGGCCGAGAGTATTTGGCGTACTCGAATGAGGATATCAAATGGTGACCCAACCGGTACGAACGAAGCTTCTGGCCCTACCACTAAAGGTGAGGCATGGAATTCGACGTCTGCCATCGCTCGGCAGAGAATGGCGTTAATCTTGTGGGTTGCGGGAGTGCGAGAACTGGTGTATTGAAGATCTTCGATGGAGGTGCGGAATTGATCGTGCTCGAGACCGTTCTCTCCAAAGATCTCCCTGACCAACCTTTCAGCTCTTGCGAGCCATAGGTGTTGGTTCGATGTAAGCGGCGGGGCCTTGTTGAATTCCGGCATCTCCGCGAACAATTGTCGCAAGAGTAACAATATCTTTGTGTTATCCATTTCTAAATGGGTAGTTCGGGGCGGAGTGCAGCCTCTTGGCCTTAGATCAGTTGCCGCTAAAACTGAACCCACACTCGACACATTTCAAGTTGTCGAGCACATTGTCATCGAATACTTTGCCAGCACTTGCACCGGCTATGGCACCGGCCGTGGCTGCTGCAAGTGCCCCAAGGATGGCACCTGCGGCACCTCCCACGGCAGAGCCGATGGGGCCACCAAGAAATCCAACCGTTGCGCCGAGTTCGGCGCCGCCAGCCGCGCCCGCCCCAACGCTAGCAGCTCCTGCCGCAAAACCTACTGCCCCACCGACCTTCTTCCCGTAGTTGACGCTAACAGTATTTCCCCCGCACTTAGGACAAGTCTCAGACATTTCTGGCTCTCTGGCATTTGTTATGATGGTTATCGTTGTAACGGTGTTTGGCGTCGCCAATGAACCCAACTTTGGTGGGGCGCATTGACGCATCGGATTTCGAGTGGCCACGCTCTGTTCTTCCGAGTTGGCGAGCTTGCCGCAGCCGATCAAGCCGCTGGCAATCCGCCTCTGCTAGCAGAAGCCAGGCAGCTGGCGATCCCATCGATGTACTTTCCGACGTGCTGGGCAGGACTGACGCGCGAGCGGGAGAGCTGGCTAAGTATGCCGACTCAGCCCGCACCGCAGCGCAGGCCTGCGAGCGGGCCTACATGCGCTGATTTTGTCTAGATAGTTGGCTCGGCTATCGCACGTCGTTGTACGTGATGTGGCCAGGCGAAATATTCAAATCACTCCGCATTTCGTTGAGGAGGTCGAGAGAATATTGTCGGGCCGTTTCCCATACATAGGCCGATTGTCCCTCGGCGACTTCCAGCAGATAGGATTCGAGCTTCGTGAAGCGGTCCACAACGACCTGGGGCGCAACCAAGGCGGTATATCCGAAAATTCGGATGCGCTGCCGATTCAGTTTCAGAATTGTTGTCTGCAGATCGCCCGCATTGAAGTGAACCGCATGGTCGATGGCGTCAAGTACCTCGGACACTAGGTCAATGATCTCCCTATATGCTGAAAGCTGGTCTTGGAACAAGCGTAAGTGTTTGTCTTTTGCTACGTCGAGAATAGCTTTTGCCTCTGACAA